GCGGCCAGAACGACCAAGCCCCCGAGCTGGAGGCGCTTCGCCAGTTCCGCGACCAGGCGATGATGTCGAACCCGGTCGGCCAGGCCATGGTCGCCGAGTACGAGGCGATCGCGCCCATCGTGGTGGAAGCGATCAGCCAGCGCCCGGATGCGATGTCGATCTTCGGCGCCATCAAGGGACAGTTCCTCGATCGTGCCGTGATGGCGATCCAGCAGGGCGACATGAACGAGGCATTCAAGGCTTACGCGGAAATGATGGCGTTCGTGACCCCGTTCGCTATCGAAGCGCAGATCGGCGCGGGCGGAGATCCGGACGACCGGGTGCAGCCCGGCCAGGAGCAGATCGACGACTTCGGGGACATGGCGGCCATGGGAGCATACAATCCCGAAATGGCGGGGGCCGCGACCGGGGGAATGGAGATGGACGACCCGATGATGGACGCCGGCATGCCGCAGGTTCCGGGCGGCGCGCCAGGCGGTGCCATGCCGCCGCCTGAGCCCGCGATCGGGCAATTCGTGCGGAGGTACTGACCATGGGCCTGTTCAGCGGTGGCGGACTCCTGAAGGCGGGTGCAGCGGCTGGCCTCGCCTACATGACGGGCGGCACGAGCGCCGCGCTCATGGCCGGCGGAAGCTCATTACTGTCCGGCGCCGCCGCGAACAAGGGCAACGCGAAGGCGGCGCAGATCAACGAGGAACAGCGCGACAAGGCGCGCACGGCGATCAACACCGGCGCCGACACCGCGACCGGCTACCTGACACCGCAACTCGAGGCCGGGCGTCAGGCTTTCGACACCGGCGCGGACTACATGCGCACCGTGGTCGCGCGGGATCCGAACCAGCTCACGCCGCAGCAGAAAATCGACCTCGCCGACCGCGCGCGCGTGACGATGAGGGGCATCAACCCCGGCCTGCGCGGCAGCGGGCGCTTCACCACCGCGGCGATCAACGACGTTGTGAACCGCGGCAAGGCCGGGATGATCCAGACCAACCAGACGCGCTCGGACCAGGCCGGCGGCCAGCTTTTCAGCACCGGGGCGAATATGTCGCAAAGCGCCGCCGGGAACCTCGCCAACGTGGCTACCGGGCAGGCGAAGGACGTGGCCAACATCGAAACCGGCTACGGCACCAACGCCGGCAACGCGGCGGTCGCGCAGGGGCAGGTGAACGCCGACACGATCGGGGCCATCGGCAGCGTGTTCGCCGACGCCATGAAGCAGGGTCGCAACGGCCGCTACGACGAGTACCGGGCAGCGTCGACGCAATAATGGGCATCGAATTCGCGCGCAGGAACCCAGGCATCGAGTCCTTCCAGACGGGAATGACCAATGCCGGGCGCCGCCGGGCGCTCGACGACGAGAACTACCGCCGGAACGTCGAATTCGGCAACGAGCAGGCCACCGATGCTGCGCTGCGTCAAGGGATTGGCGCCTACTACGCCGACCAGCCGCAAGCGAACCAGCCCGCGCCGCCGGGCGTCTCGGCCGCCGCACAACCAGTCGCCACGCCAGCGCCCCCGCCAGCCCAGTTCTCGGCGCCGGCACCCACCAACGTCGCGGATGGGTTCGGAGATGCGCAGCGCCTGCCGCCAGACCAGCAAGGCGCGCCGGCACCGGCGGCCACCCCGACAGGCACCTTCGCCACGCCAGCGGTGCGCGCGGCGCCGCGCAACACCGCCTTCGGGAACGCCATGCGGACGCTTGCGCGCGCGCCGGGCGGAGGCCGGACCATGATGGCCATGCACCAGCAGGACCAGCAGGGCCAGCGCTCCGACGCCCAGGAAAACCGCCGGCTCCAGCACGACGGGCAGGTCCTGTGGCTCAAAGCGATCGACGCTGGCGACCTGCGCATGGCGCAGCACATCGGCCAGCAGTACGGGCTCCAGCTCCCGCCGGACATCTACACCAACCGCAAGTCCCTGACCGACGTGAAGGTGGCCACCAACACGGCCAAGAGCCTCGGGATCACCGACGACATGATGGCCGTCTCGTTCGTCGATGCCTACGTCGATGCGCGCCAGAAGGGCGCCGACGAGGGCACGGCCACGCGCGCAGCCACCGCGGCGGTCAAGTCTGGCGCCAGCGGGCCAGGCAAGGCGGTGCACTGGGCAGTGGACGACGCGCACCAGGTCACCGGGTTCGATGCGCGCGGCACCCCGATCAGGACCGGCGTGAAGGCGCGCCCGCTCAAGCACGAGATGGGCGGTGGCGGCGGTGCGGCGGATGGCGCAGGCGGCTCGAAACAGCAGCAGTTCGCCAAATGGCGGATCGACACCCTGGTCGCATCCGGGGTGCCGCTCCCGGAGGCGCAGAAGATGGTCGCTGGCGGCTCCGCGAACAAGCCTGTGACCGGCGCGCAGCGGCTCGCCGCGGCGAACAGGTTGCTCGGGTCGACCGACAGGATGGGTCGGAAACTGTACCCGGACCTGAACGCGGCCTTGAAGGCGATCGACTCTGCGACCAGCGGCGCGGGCGGCCCGGCGCCAGCGGCACCGCAACCCGGCGCGGAAGCGCCCGCAGGCGCACCTGCACCTGCCGCACAGGCCAGCGGCGCGACACCGAAAAGGCTCAAGTTCAATACGTCCACCTTCGGCCTTGACCCCGTAACCGCTCAATGACGATCGAGGTCGAACTCCACGATGGCTCCATCGCGGAGTTTCCTGATGGGACCCCGACCGATGTGATGGCTCGGGCGGCTGGCAACTATGCCGGCCTGATGGCGCCGCCGAAACCGCCTGCCGCACCGCGCACCGCCGCGCAAGCGCAGCCGGTGCCGGGCTCGAGCTTCGAGTCCGAGATGACTGGCTCACCTGTTGAGCCACTGGCGCCGACCAGCGTGATGGAGTCGTTCGAGGCGCGCTCGGCGCCGCCGATGCCCGCCGCGGTGCCGCCTGCCAGGCAGTTCACCCAGGCGCAGGGGCGTATGGATGCGGAGCGCGTCGTGCGCAGCAAGTTCGACACGCAGCTCTCGCCGCAGGAAGAATTCACCTTCGCCGAGTGGAAGAAGAAGTATGCGCCAAACGATTCCGGCGAGGATTACGACCTGCGAGGGGCGTTCAAGTCCGGCATGAAGCCTAGCGCCGACGGCCATTGGTCGGACGAGTTCAAAAAGCCGAATCACCCGACGTTCTCGAATCAGTCACGCTACGCAGCATTCGGCGACCCTGGAGAGTGGGCGGGGGTATGGGACCCGAAAACGAGGACCTACACGCCGCCTGTAGGTCCGGACGTTTTCACACCAGCGTCGGCCAAGAGGCCAGCGAACTGGCGCAACGACGTCGCCGACAGCGCCATGGGCCGCGAGCCAGCACCGGCCGCGCCGCGCGCGCCGACCACCGGCGAGATCATGGGGCAGCAGCCGCGCCTGGAAAAAGGATCGCCCACCACCTTCGCGACCGATGAGGGCGGGGTGTTCGTAGGCACCCAGGACGAGTTCACGAAGGAGCACGGCAAGAAAAGCGGCGTGCTCGATGACGCCGCGACCTACCCGGACCAGTGGAAGTACGGCGCCTCGGCCGACATCGCGGCGGCGGCGCGCTGGCTGTCCCAGGTGGACGCCGAGATCGCCCGTAACGACGCCATCGTTCAGACCCGCAGGGTTGCCCTGCCGAGGGCTTTAGCAGGCCAGCAAGGCGATGTGGCTCGCCCGGCGAACCAGGCCGACATCGACAAGGCAAACGCAGCGCTTCCGATCCTGCGCAAAGAGCGCGATCGTCTGGAGATGATCCGCTCTGGCGCGGACCTGTCGTTGAAGGAGTCCATGCCGAAGAACCCGTCGACCGTGAGCAAGGCGGTGGGCTCGATCGGGCGCAGCGCGGTGCCAACGCTCGCTGGTGTAGCCGCCGGCATGGTGGCTGGTCCTGCGGCCGGATTCGCCGTAGGCATCGGACTTGGTGCGGCGCAACAAGGTTCCGGTACGTTCGCCGACGTGATCGAGGCCGGTCGGGATGCGAAAGAGCGCCTGGCCACCTTCGATGCGCAGCCGGACCGCAATGGCTACCTGCAAGCGATCCTGAGCGACCCGAGCGCACCGGAAACGGTGCTCAAGTCGGCCAAGCGGGTCGCCGAGACGGTGGATGACATCGGCGCTCGCCTGAAGGCCGGGATGCTCAGTTCGAGCGCGGCGCGCCAGATGACCGAGCGCGCCTACGGGTCGTTCAAGCGGGACATGGAATTCATCGCGCGCGGCGCGGACGCCGGTTACGCGAACGTCTCGGCCGGGATCGACGCCATCGCCGAGGGTGTGGGCGAGGCGATCGGCTTGGGACCGCTTCTTCGCACCATGAAGATGACCGGGCTCGCCAAGTCCGGGTTCCTGCCGAGCTTTGCTGAGGCTGTGGTCGCGAACTACGGCCAGGAATACGCCACGCAGCTCATGCAGACGCTGAACGCGCACATGCGCGCCGACCCAAACGTGACCCTGAAGGACGCGCTCGAGCAGGCCCACGAGGCCGGCGTAGGCGGCGCGCTAATGGGCGGCGGCCTGCATGCACCGCTATATGCGGCCGGTAAGGCAGCGGAACGCGCCGCGGGCGGCCAGCAACCGGCACCGACAGGTCGCCCTGGTGGACCTCCGCCACCTCCACCGCCAGCGCCGGGCACCACTGGGGACCTCGCGGCCACGCTGAAGGACAGCCGGCCGCTCGCGGAGATCCGCGCCGAGCAGGCGCGCGAGCAGACGCAGGCCATGGAGCCGCACGTCGAGCAGGCCGCTGGTGTTTCATCGCAGCAAGAAATGCTAGATGGCGAGGCGAAGGACGGTATCGCCGAGGCCGCCGGGATCCCGAAGCGCGGCGAGCAGGCGGTCATCACCTGGCCTGACGGCGAGGTCGCGCGCGGCACGATCCGCGACGTCTACCAGGTCCCGCACCCGAACAGCGGCGATACGATGTCGGGCGCCCAGGTGGAGCTGGAGAACGGTCAAATCATCGACGTCACCACCGCGGACGTGAAGATCGCGCCGGTGCCGGTGGGCTCTAACCTGCCGAAAGACCCGATCGTCGTGCAAAGCGCGAGCGACATGGAACAGGCCCGCAGGCGCATCGACGAGGAACGCTCCAACGAGCAGATCATCGCCGACAACGACCGCAAGGCGCATGTCGAGTGGAACGCGATTCCGATCACGCTCGAGACTGCCAAGGGCACCGAGCGGCGCGACGTGAAGAACACTCCGCCGAAATGGGTCGTTCCGCAGATGCCTCACGACTACGGCCGCATCAAGGGCGTGAAGGGGGCTGATGGCGATGCTCTCGACATCGCGCTCGGCGACAAGTACGGCAGCCAGCAAATCTGGATCATCGACCAGATCGACCCGGCCACCGGAAAATTCGACGAACACAAGGTCTTTGGAGCGTTCGGCAGCGCCGTCGATGCGGTGCGGTCGTACCGCGCATCGTTCGCCGACGACACTGCGCCATCACGCATCGGCGCCATCACGCACATGCCGCTCGCGCAATTCAAAGAGGAGTTGAAAACTCGCGACTGGTCGAAGCCGGTCAAGTACGTCGAGCCCGCGGCGCCTGTCGCACAGGAACCTGTCGAAACTCCCGAGCAGGAAAAACGCCGGCAGATCGACGAAGGATTCGCGGCAAATCGCGCGGTGCTCGGCAATTTCAAGAAGGGCGACCGCGTGCAGTTCATGCAGGGCGGCACGTTCACTCAGGACGACGGATCGAAGCGCGAAGGTCGGCTCGTCATAGGCACGGTCCAGTCAATCCAGGACAAGGAGCAGGGAACCGTCAAGGTCATCGAGGATGGCGGTGGAGATTGGTCCGTTGCTGCGCGACATCTCATCAAAGGAGAGCCAAATGTTCCCACCGAAGAAAAGCCCGCCGTTCCAGAAACGGGCGGCACCACCACCGGACCAACCGGCGGCGGCTACGTCAAGCCGGAGCTACCCGGCGCCGAGCCCGGAAAAGAAGAAAAGCCCGCAGGGGATAGCGGCGTTCCACGCGAAGGCGAAGTAGGTGTCGAGCCTCCTGCGCCGCCAGTCGCACAACCTCCGGTTCAACCTCCTGCCCCGCCAGTGGCGCAGCCGCCGGCACCGCCCGTTGCGCCCACGAAAAAGGAACGCTTTGTAGTCGACGGGAAGGTGGAGACGGCCAGCGGCAGGATGATCCCGGCACCGCCCGCGCTGCGCATGGAGTCCGACCGCAAGCTCAACGTCGACCTGAAGAAACTCGAAGCGTGGCTGGTCGAACAGGCGATCGACGAGGCCAAGGCAATCGGTAACGACCTCGCCGTCACGATGTTCGGCGGCGCGCGCGGTCGCACGTTGTCGCAGTCCGACAAGGACGGCATGAACGTGCTCCTGTTCGGTGAAGAATTCCCGGAATTCATCATCAAAAAAGAGCCTGTAGTCGAGAAGCAGCCCAAGGAACCGAAGAAGCCGAAGGAGAAGAAACCTGAGCTGACCGCGAGCGAGAAGCTGCACGGCGAGATCCTGGACGCGCTCGAGAACAACGATCGCGATGCCATGGGCAAGCTGATCTACCAGGACACGCCGGTCACCGACGAGATGCGCCCGGAGATCGACCCAGGCGATCGTCTCGTGCGCCTCGTGGTCAAGACCGAGGCGAAAAAAGACGTCCAGACCCGCCTGATGGACATCGGCTTCAAGGTGTCCGACCTCCAGGACGTCACCGCCGACGATGGCACCACGAAGAACAAGGTGCTGCGCATGTCGGCGATCTACCGTCCGTCCAAGGACAAGATCGGTGATTTCGGCGAGAAGATGGGCGGCAAGCGCGCCGATGCGCGCTATAACCCAATGGACGTCGACATTAAACTATCGGCTGATGTTGATGCCGCCAAGGCGGTCGAAAAGATCATCGCCGCCGTCGCGAAGGACCGCATCGTCACCGCCGAGATGCCGGGCCAATCGTTCGGCCAGTTCATGTTCATGGAAGCGCTGTGGCACCGAGCCGAATCGCCGGCCGATTACATCGCCAGGATGATTGGCGGAGACAGCAAAGCCGACATCGCGCGCGTCTACGGCAACAAGCCCGAGCGCATCGTCGCGCTGGCGAAGCAATACGCCGATACGCTGCTCTCGGTGCAGAAGTTGGTCGAAGGCAAGCAGCGCGTCGATGAAACGGCTGATGCGCTCAAGAATGGACTCGCCATATTGAGAGAGGATGGGGTGGTGACAGGAAACACCCCTCTCGGCGTTGAATTTGAATCGGTATGGGGAGAATCGCCAACACGAGTTATTGGCAGAATTAAGCATAAATTCTCCACGAACGAGGACTCTACCGACCAGACCAACCGCGAGGTGAAGAAACCCGCCGACCCGGCGCCGCTCGCTGAGATCATCAGGAAGGGAAAGGATTGGAGACAGGGGAAGGTCGTCACCAAAGAGATGTTCGAGGCAGCGTTCGGCTTCCGCGGCGTCGACTTCGGCAACTGGATGACGGTGGACGAGCGCCAGGCCGGCCTGAACTATGCCTTCGACGCGCTCATGGACTTGACGGTGCTCACCGGCCTTCCGGCGAAGGCGATCGGCCTTGGCCGAACGCTCGGTTTCGGTATAGGTTCGCGCGGTGTTGGGAATCGCGGCGGCCGTCACGCTGCGGCGACCTACCATCCTGACAACCGCGTCATCAACCTGACCAAGACGCACGGCAACGGCACGGTCTACCACGAGTGGATGCACGCACTCGAGGATTACCTGCGCAAGTACAGCAAGACCACAATCTACGGGATAAATCACACCGACAAACTGCGCGAGGCGCTACGGCTGAAGTCGAATATTGCCGCCTTGGAGTCGCGCTTCCGCGCCAAGCTGTCCGAGGACGCATCCACAGGACGCGACCGCAATGTGCCGCCGAAGGAGCGCGCACTCGCTTGGGCGAACAACAAAACGCCGCACTATGTCCATGGCTGGTGGACGGAGCACTACGGCATTCGGGCGCGAACTACGTTCAACGCCGATGCGCTGGAGATGGATGGCGGCAAGATCAAGTATTGGGCCGAGCCGCACGAGCTGGTGGCGCGCGCTTGGGAATCGTTCACCTACGACGAATCCAAGGGTAAGACACCCTACGGCGTTGGCCCTCACGTCGCCGACGGCTACTGGACGAAGAAGTCTGGCTACGACGGCACGGCCTATCCGGCTGGTCCTGAGCGCGAGTACGTCGTCACAACTATGAAGCGCTTCCTCGAGGCGCTGAAGGTCGACGATACTGGCGCGATCACGATCAAGGAAGGCGCGATCGACGTCATCGACCGTCAGATTGAGGAAGCGAAAGCCGAACTCGCGCGCCTGGTCGAAAACGTCGACAAGATCATGGAGGAAATGGGGATCCGCCAGCACCCGGAGCAAAAAGACGGGTCGATGACGGAATCCATGTTCTATCACATGCGCAGCGGCTGGTGGCCGAAGGACAAGCACGCCCTTCGCACGTTCGTCGCCCAGGCGCACAAGAAGTCGACGAACGAGGTCGATGATCTGCTGCTTCGCCAAGGAGTCGAAGATTTCGAGGCTGCGATGGCGCGCTACGCCGGCCAGCTCATCCAGGACTGGAAGGGCAAAGGACTTGACGATCGCGCGATCTACGATCGCCTTTTCGAGATGTACAACACGCAGCCGCTGCTCGATGTTCGCACCTCGACCGTGGTGATGAACCAGCAATACTCGACGCCGCTGCCGATCGCCTACATCGCTGGCGTCATGGGTCACGTCGGGGAGAAAACCGTCGGCTACGATCCGACCGCCGGCAACGGGCTCCTGGGCATCACGCTCAACCCGAAGCGCTTTATCGCGAACGAGCTGGACGACCGGCGCTACAAGAACCTGACGATACTCGAGACGCGCGCGCACCACGGCGATGCGCTGGAGACGCACGAGCGCAAGGTCTACAAGCCGCAGGAAGCCGACACCGTGCTGATGAACCCGCCATTCGGCCTGATGACCGATCCGCAGAAGGAGGATGGCTACACCATCAAGCGCATCGACCAGTGGATCGCGATGAGCAACCTCGACGCCATGGCCGACAAAGGCCGCGCGGTGCTGATCCTGGGCGCATCGCGCGATGCCGGAGTTATCAACCAGAACGAGCTGGATTTCTTCCACTGGCTCTGGATCAACTACAACGTGGTCGACCATTTCGAGATCACCGGGAAGCTCTACGCGCGCCAAGGGGCGAGCTGGCCGATCCGGGTGCTCGTCATCGCCGGCCGTTCGCCCTCGAAACTTCCGCGCCCGGTTAGCGGCGCAGTGGACCGATTGGAGAGTCGCGATGACATTTGGGCCCGTGTCGAGAAAGCAAGAGACGCCGCCGCAACGCCAGTTGCCGGCGGGGTATCCAAGCGGGTGGTGGGTGCCGGAAAGACAGTCAGCCGCGATGGCGGTCAAGGGAAGCCCGGAGATGTCGGGGTCGGAGTATCACCAGGCGTTTCTGGAGAAACTGGTGGACGCGATGCAGGCGCAGGGGCAGGAATCGGCGCGCCAGTCGATACTGACGTTCCTGGAGCCGTTCAACCGGGAGAGCTACTTCCCGGAGGACGCGGACCTGGAGACGTGGGCGCGCAACCTGACGGGACTTCTGGCGTTCCCGCTGTCGAGCCCGGAAGCATCGGGACCGGCCGAACTGGAAGCGGCGCTCCAAGCGGTGAGCGCGCAGGAGGACCTGACGCTATCCGAGATCCTATCGGCGGGAGCGGCCTGACCGACCAGGACCTCGATGACATTTTCGGCGACGACGCGCCGCGGGGTCCAAAAAAGCCGAAGGTCCGCACCAAGCGCAGCGGCCCGCGCGCCAAGGCGGCGGATCCTGCCAAGACAAACGCCGACGACGTAACCGAGGCTGGCGGGCCGATGGATCAGGTGAACGCCAACAGCGGCGACCTAGTTGGCGCGTTCGATGCGATCGACGCCATCTTGAACGGCCGCGCGACGGCGCCGAAGCCGTTCCCGCAAAAAAAAAGTGGAAGTTCCAGCCGCGCTCTGGTAGCAGCGCAGCATAAAACTGTCGAGAATCGTGTCGCCGACCAGGGCGAGTGGTGGGTCAGCGACCTGGTGGACGAGGTTCTGGTCGATGCCAAGCCGCTGCTCGATGCCGCACCGGATTCTGACGTCGTGTTCATGGGCAAGCAGGGACCGCAGATCGACGCGACCATCCTCCAGAAGCTGCGCCCGCACTTCGAGTTGATCTGGAAAGCGGTTTCCGAGAAAGCAAAAGCCGCGCGCGATGCGGCGATCGCATTCCGTGACCTCGTGGTAGAGAAGTGGGGCGCAAAGGTCCTTGCCTACGCCAAAGCCTTCATCGTCGAGAAGCTGCGCCAGGTGCAGGCCGTCGGCCAGAAGGGGCCGGTGAACAACGCGATCGAGAACGCCGATCAGGTGTTCTATCAGGGGCTGTCGCAGGGCAAAAACGAGGGGGTGATGATCCCCCGTTCGCAGCTCGAGCACTCCAAGCGCGCTCTCGCGGCGCTGGATTCTCGCCTACGAAACCAGTACCCGGACGGCATCGACCAGTTCGTGAAGGAGATGGTCGGATACGAGTCGATCGCGAAGATGCACGAGCACCTGTTCGGCTACCAGGTCGACGGGGTAGCTCTGCAACTGGACGCGATGATGACCGGGAAAGCCTTCATCGTTGGCGACGACACCGGCGTCGGCAAGGGTCGCCAGGCCGCGGCGCTGGTCGTGTGGGCGCAGAAGGAAGGCAAGATCCCGATCTTTATGACGGCGCAGGACAATCTCTACAGCGACCTGTACCGTGACATGGAGGGCATCGGGTTCGACAAGCCGGAGTGGATCCAGCCATCGAACACGGAATGGAAGGTCACGAACGAGTACGACGAGGAAATGTCGTCGCCGGGGCGCGGTGAGCTGACCGGCAACAAGCTCGCGGTGCAGATGCTGAAGAACATGGATGGACAGGCAAAGCCGAAAAAAGAATCAAAGGTCCCGCCTGCCTCTGAACCATTGACGCCGGAAAATACAGCCGCCGCCATCTCGGAACTGGTGGAGAACGTGAAGGCTGCTGGTGAGCAGGAAAATATAGACGTCGACGTCTCAAAGGTTTTCCCGGTGAAGAAGCGCAAGGCGCTCTTTACCACCTACGCGCAGATGCAGGGTCCGGCAGGATCCACGCGCAGGGCCGTGATCGAGCGGCTGGTAAAGGCCGGGAAAGCGGTCCTGATCCTGGACGAATCGCACAAAGCGGCAGGGGAGTCAGGGGTCGGAAAGTGGCTGGTGAAGATGACCACCGACTACGCACCGCCGGTTGCATTCTTCTCGGCGACCTTCGCCAAGCGCGCTGACAGCCTCCCGATCTACATGCGCACGGACCTGCGCCATGTGGCGCCGACCGTGCCGGAGGTGATCGACACGATCGTCTCTGGCGGGCCGCAGATGCAGGTGACGATCTCGGAAATGCTGGTGGAAGCCGGCCAGATGGTGCGCCGCGAGCGCAGCTACAACGGCATCGTTCCGAAGTTCGACATCGACGAGAACTCCGAGCCGGTCGATGCGCGCACCATGAACGAGGTGACCGACCGGCTGCGGGCGATCCTCGCCGCCAACCGTGAGTTCAATGCCTGGGCGAAGCAGAACAAAAAGCAGTTCCAGGAACTCGTCCAAGGGCTGTTCCCGGAGAACGTGTGGTTGGCCAATATAGACGCGAAGGAGCTGGACAAGAACCTCGGCGCTTTCAATTTTGCAAGCACCGTCCACAACTACGTGAAACAGTTCCTGCTCGCCGTGAAGGCCGAGCGGATCGTGCAGCACGTGGTCAAGGGAATGAACGAGGAAAACCACGAGGGTACGCAGCAGAAGTTCGTGATCGGCCTGGAGAACACGATGGAGGCCGCCCTCGACGATTTCACCGAGATGGAGTCCGTAAAATCAGGCGATTCCATGGCTGGATATTCATGGCGTTCCGTGCTCCAGCGTGCCGAACGCCGCGCGCGCACGGTGAGCCTCAAGATCGTCGGCACGAATAAACGCATCCGAGTGGTGCTGCCGCTGGAAATTATTCCCGGCCACGTGCAGGCGAGCTTCCGCAGGGCGCAGACGAAGATCGAAGCCTACGAGTCGGCGCTGCCGGCCAGCCCAATCGACTTCATTCGCTGGCAACTCGGAAAGCACTACGTCTACAAGGAAGGCGGAAAGGTGCGTGTCGCGCTCACCCCGCCCAAGGATGCGTCCGGCGTGCGGCCGTTCACCACGAGCGAGATCACCGGGCGCGAGAACATCGTCGAGTACGACGATGAGGGGAACATGACCCTCGGCAAGCGCGATGATCCGTCCAAGCGCACCACGATCAACGAGTACCAGAACGGCGGCATCGACGCGGCCATCCTGAACATCTCCGGCACCACCGGGATTTCCATGCACCCGAACGCGAAGGTGAAAGACCAGCGCGTGCGTCACATGCTGATCGCGCAGCCGCTTGGCGACATCAATGAATTCAAGCAACTCTCCGGACGCATAAACCGTACCGGCCAGGTAGAGCTGCCGCTCTACACCTTCATCGGAACCGCGCTGCCGGCCGAGAAGCGTCCCCTGGCGGTGCTGCGCCGCAAGCTGCGTTCGCTGACCTCGAACACGAAGTCGGCCACTGAGTCGATGCAGGATCTTGACCTGACTGATTTCGTCAACCAGTACGGAGATGAAATCGTCACGCGCTGGCTGCGCGAGCATCCGGAGTACGTGGACATGCTCGCCATCAAGGAAATGCCGGAGAACACAACCCTGGCAGAAGCGGCTCTATCGGTGTCTGGAAAGATCGCCGTACTGGAGGTGGTCGACCAGGCGCAGTTCTACGATGAAATCGAGCACAACTACGCCGCCTACATCAAGGAGCTGACCGACAGCGGAGAAAACAAGCTGATCCGGCGTGCGCTGCCTCTGAAAGCCCAGGTCCTTGGAGAGAACGAACTGGGCGAGGGCGACCCTTCCGCCAGCTCACCGTTCCTCAAAGGCTCGTTCCTCCAGAAGCTGTCGGTGGTCACGCAAAACGAGGTGCCGACGAAGGAAAAGCTGCTCGCCGACATCGCTGATTTCTACGAGAAGGCGCCTGCCAATACGCACGACGCGCTGGTGGCCGCGATCGAGGCCGAGCTGAAGGTTCCATACGACGAAGCGACCAGCCAGGTCAGCCGCCAGATTGACGACTACGAAAAGCAGCTCACCGAGCCTGACATCCCGGAGCTTGAGCGCCAAAAGGTCGACACCACACTTCAGACCATGAAGCAGAAGGCGGCCTCGTTCGCAGCGCGCAAGCAAAAGACGCTCACCGAGCTTCGCAACTACGTGCCAGGCAGGGTGATGATGATGCACATCGACGGCGAGGATTACACCGCCGTCGTGACCAACCTGTCGCACCAGAGCCCAGGCGCCATCGGCCATGGCAATCCCTACGCGCCATCGCGCTTTCGCCTCTCTTTCGCGCTGAACGCGCCGCGCCCGCGGCTGAACCTCACGCTCGCGCGCATCGAAGCGTTCCAGGAGGGCGGCGCCAAGCTGCGCGGAGCCATGTTCGGCAACGTGCTCGGCGGCCAATACACTGAGCAGGCGCAGCGGCGCATGGAAGAAGCGTTCGATCCGACCAAAGCGAAGGCTGCGGGCGGGCGCGAGACGCGCTACATGGTGATCGGAAACATCCCGTCCGGCTTCAACATGGTGCAAAACAAGGGTGAAATCGTCACCTTCACCTACGAGAGCGGCGATGAGAAGGCCGGCGTACTGCTGCCGCACAAGTTCAACCCGGCGAAGGACATCTCGGACTCGTTCCCGATAAAGGACATGAACGCGGGCGCCCAGTACCTGCTGGTGCCGCTCTATCGCGCGATCAAAGATGGGTTCCTCGAGGGCTACGCCGACTATGCCGAGTTCGTCAAAAAGGCGAAGGAAGATTTCATCGACCTGGAGTACAGCGGCGAGGATGCGTTCAACATCCAGACCAACGGCCTCACCAACAATACCGGGGCCGTCACTCTGAAGGTCCGATCGCGCTCTACTGGCCTCGAGATCGAGATCGACAGCAAACTTGGCAAGAAGATCGCATCAGAAATGGTCGAGGACAAGCGCCTCCATGAGCTGATGGGAACCGAGTTTTCCAAGCGCAAGGGACAGGACTGGCAGGCGCGCGTCGATCTGCAAAAGAACGATCTTCAGGAATTCCTACGCTACTTCGCCGGCAAATGGGGCCTGAACGTCCCGCTGCCGACGCGGGATCTGTACAAGCGGATCCGCGACACCATGGCGCGCCGAGATGAGGGCGAAATCAAGCTGATGGGCATGTCCGTGCCCACCGAACCGAAAGGAGTATCCGATGAGACTCGTAAAAAGGTTGACAACACTTCTGGCCGGCGCCTTCAGGCTCTGCGGCGCAGCGTCATGGTCGCGCTGCGTGACCGGAACGTCCCCGAAGGCATGTTCACGAAAGGTATTCTGCCTCGTGCCACTGCTGAAGGATTGAGGGAACTCGAGGACTTCCTCGGCATCACGGCGCTGCCGTTCAAGAACAACAACCCGGAAATCTTCGACTTCCAGGGCGCTACCCTGCGCTCAGACGGCGACGTGTTCTACATCAACGTAGACGCGCCGGTGCCGGCGGTTGCGCTCGCCGCCCACGAGGGGGTGCACCTCCTTCGCAACCGCGACGAGCGCCTGTATCAGCGCATGGTGACGCGGATCCGCCCGATGATGCAGGGGATGGACAAGTTCCGCGCCATGGTGACCGAGGGCCGCGGCGGCAAGGAAGCGTCCTGGGATCTCACCGAGGAGGAGCTGATCGCAGACATCCTTGCCGATGCGATGCTCGATCCCGTGTTCGCGGCCAAGCTCTACGGGCGCGACCCGACTCTGTTCCAGAGGATCTACTCCTACCTCATCAAGCTGCTCGACCAGCTCGGCCTGCACCTGAAAAAGCCGCGCTCGAGCCACAAGTACGTGACCGACCTACAGGGCGCGCGCGACGTGCTTTCCAAGGTATTGAGCGAGCGCCGTGCCAACCCGCCAGTCGACGATGACACGGTGATCCGGTTCGACGCTGAGTTCACCGAGGCGATGCGCAAGGAAATCGGCAAGGACTTGGACGATGTGTTGAAGCTCATGCCGGCGCAGCCTGGCGGCATCAAGGTGATCGACAAGCAGGCCGGGCGCGAGGGGATGCTGCCGCTCAAGCGCTTCTTCTACAACCCGGTGAATGCCTTCCAGAAATTCCCGGTGATCGCCGCGCTCCAGCGCTTCGCGGTGCACATCGAAACCGATATGTCGAAGATCCAGCGCCGGTTCATGTCAGAATTCGAGGACCTGCGCAAGAAACTGTCGGACGAGCAGTGGGACGAGCTGGCTGGCGTCCTTTTCGTGGGCGATGCCGAGGCCGTGGAGTGGACTGAGGCCGATTTGCGCGAGCACGGCATCACCGACGACAAGGTGGTCACGGCCTACAAGGAATTCCGCACCCTCATCACCAAGGTCGGGCGCCTGGTCGACATGCACCGGCGCTCGATGCTGCCTAAGTACCGCGCGCGTAAGCAGGCGCTGCTTGAGCGCATGCGCAGCTTGCGCAACATGACGGACCCGGAATTCCGTGCCCTGTACGGCCAGAGGACGAGGCTGCTGGCCAGCATTCGCGCGGGCGGCACCGCCACCATGAACGTCGAGCAGTTGCATGCCAGGCTCGATGCCGTGGAGATGCAGTTGAACGTCAAGCGCGAGGCGATGGACGAGTACCAGGACCTCCAGGAGCAGGTCGACCAGATCGACGCGATCTTGGCGCAGACCTCGATCCGGCGCCGGACCGGCTACGTCCCGCACAAGTTTTTCGGCACCTTCGCCATCTACCGGGCCCAGGAAGAAGAAGTCATCGACCCGGAGACGCTGGAAGTGGTGCGAGACGCCAATGGCGACCCGGTGACGCGGCCGATCAACGTGCTGGTGGCTGGCGAGCACGGCTTTTTCCCTACGCAGCAGGACGCGGTGGCGGCTGCGAAGAAGTACCTGGCCGACAATCCAGGCACCGAGCTGACCGTTCGCCCGGTCCAGTTCAAGTTTCCGAATTCATCGGCCACCACCCTGACCGATGCGTCCTACTGGCGCCTGCTCGGGCGCATGGGCAAGGAACTGGGCCTGCACGGGCAGGACCTGAAGGATGCCATGGAGGGCGTGGCGCGCCGCCGGTTCCGGCGCCGGATCGCCGGGTTCACCAAGATGCGGACGGGCGTGGAGGGCTTCAGCCGCGACCTCGAGCGCGTGATGCAGGCGCACTTGCAGGAGGCGAGCCGCTACGTCTACCTGGACAAGCTCAAGTACCGTGCGATCAACGACATGGAGAAGATGGGCCTGTCGCCCTTCAGGTCGACCAACCAGCAGTACCCGACCTTGGGGCCGATGGTGGAAGCGTTCCTGCGCGACATGAACGGCCAGAAATCGAGCGGCGAGGCCGCGGCCGACGAGGTGCTGGACAAGATGATGTCCTCGAAGTGGGGCTCGCCGGCCGTGATCGGCACCACCGCGGGCTCGGCCGCCGCATCGGCGCTGATGTTCGGGATCTCGACCAACCCGCTCCTTGGCCTGCTGGTAGGGTCCTACGTCGGGTATCGGTTCTACTCGTCTCTCAAGCACGGCGGGGAATTCAAGACGCGGGCGCTCACCGGCGACATGATGAGCGACATGGCGCACCTGAAGCTCGGGATGCTGCTGAACATCTCGTCGGCGATCGTGAACCTGACGCAGACGATGGTGAACACGCTGCCGGTGCTCAAGCCCAAGTACACGATGATCGGGTTCCAGAAGTTCGAGGCCGCCCTCAGATCCTATGTGCTCGGAAAGCCCAATTCCGACTGGCGGCTGCTCGAGCGCACGGATGCGGAATCCATCAACAAATTCGGCGAGCACAAGGGCGCCCGCGTGATTGGCACGGGCTCCGTGAAGAAGTTGTTCGACATCCCGAAATCAAAGCTCGAGGGCCTGCGCTACCTGGAGAACGCAAAGCGCCTGGGCGCGTGGACGTCCATGCTCGCTTTCGATTCGGCAGAATCTCTCAACCGAGGCGTGTCGTTCCTGGGCGGGTACTACCGGGCGAAGGACGAAGGCAAAACCCCCGGAGAATCCTTCCGCGAGGCCGAGAAGGTGATGCTGTTCACTCAGCACAACTACGGCAAATCGAACAAGCCGGAGATCATGCGCAACGTGTTTTTCCGCCTGCCGCTGCAATTCAAGAATTACGTCGCGCAGCAGATCGCCTTCACATTCGACATGGCGAGGAAGGCCGCAACCGGCCGCTCACTGTCGGAAGTGCCGTTCGACCGGGACGCGCTCGCCTACCACCTGACATCCCTGTTCCTGCTCACGGGCGCGATCGGCATGCCGCTCATCGGTGTGCTCGCCGCGATCATCAAGGGAATTTTCGACTACGACGTCATGGACGAGCTGAAGAAAAAGGCCCTGGAGATGCAGGCGCACGGGAAGCTCGCCGCATCAGCCGCGACCACCCTGGCGCGCGGCCTGCCAGCGGCTATCTTCGGCGAGGACCTGTCCGGTCGCGCTGGCATGGGCGAGCAGTTCCTGCCGTTCGACCCGTCCAACCCGTGGGGACCCTGGTTGGGCACGGTCAAGAACCAGATCGCGCTCGCCGAGATGCAGGCCGGGTTCATCGACCAGCTCCAGAACATCAGCCCGGCCGCCAAACCCTTCAAGGCGATGGAGGCCATGGCCAACGGCCTGCCGGCGCGCGACCTGATCCTGCGGCCCAAGACCTTCTTCGAGGCGCTGGCCGACGACCGGATCGACTGGACGAACCCGTGGAAGAACGGCTACACGGAGTACGACCAGACCATGATCTCCAAGCGCGACGTCATCCGCATGGGGATGGGCTCGACCCCGACCACGGTGTCGGAGCTGCGCGACGTCGAGAGGGTCGCGGTGCACGAGACGGACCAGCACAAGCGCAAGACCCGCCTGTACGTGAACCGGGTGATTGCTGCGGCGCGGCGCTACGAAAGCGACCCTGCCGAGCTGAACAAGGTCCTCGACAATGTTGCAGCGCAAATGGAGAAAGACGACTTCATGGTGTCGGCCAGTACCATGCAATCGTCCTACCGCAATGCCTTCACCCCGAGGGTGCTGCGGACCCTCAAATCGGTGCCGCGCGCTGTGAAACCTGGGATTGCGGGTATGATCGAGCCCTTGATGGACCGGCAAAAGCCAGAAGAAGCGAGGCCGTGATGGATCTCGAACTGCGTCTTGAGCGTGAAATTCCCGACGGCGATAACGACACGATCGGGTTGCTCTACCAGGAGCCTGCTCACGAGCTGCTGTGCTACATGCTCGAGGATCCGGTGCGCCAGCCAGCCGACTGGGTGTTTTCGGGGAACGTGAAGGATCCGCTACCGTGGAAGATCCCCGGAAGCACGGCAATACCTGGCGGCCGGTTCGAGATCATCATCACACGATCAAAACGCCTGTCGGACCGCGCCGGCCACGACGTACTCACCCCGATGCTTTGCAAGGTGCCTGGATTCGACGGCATCAGGATCCACAAGGGGAACAAGCCCGAGGACACCGAGGGGTGCCTGCTGCCCGGCATGAAGGTCGACGCCGATCGCGACATGGTGCTTTCGTCCGGTGTCGCCTACGACATCCTGTTCGACAAGATCAGGGCTGCGCGCGAAGCGGGTGACCGCGTGTGGATCACCATCGTCAACCCGTCAAAAGGAGATTGAAATGAAAAAGGCAATCGCACTGATCGCATTCATGTGCCTGACCGGCTTCGGTTCGATCGGCGGCTGCGGCACGGCGCCGGTATCCCAGGAAACCGCCGAGCAGGCCGTATTCACCGTCAAGGCCACCTACGCGACCGCGCTGAAGGTCGCCGTCACCTACAAGCGCCTGCCGCGCTGCGGATCGCCCGGCGCCCTGTCGCTTTGCTCGGAGCCGGCCGTCATCGCCAAGCTCCAGACCGCCGACAACGCCGCGTTCGCCGCGATCAAGGCGATGGACGATACGGTCAAGTCCAAGGGGTTCGCCGACAACGCCGTCAGCCAGGCCATCATCTCGGCCAAGGGGGCGATCGCCGGATTCGTCGGGGTCACCTCGACATTGATCGTCAACTAGGGAGACAACCATGGGAATCATCGAAATCGCAACGCTCGCCTTCAAGGTCATCGAGTACGCCAACGAGGCGGCGAAGGCAGGCAAGGACCTGGTGGAGTTCACCGGGACCGCCAAGGAGATGTTCGACAAGATGCGCGCCGAGGGCCGTGGCCCGACGCCGGAAGAAACCGCCATGATCGACGCGAAGATCGCCGAGCTGCGCTCGGAACTACACGCTCCGGACTAGCCGGCCGCCTTGGCAGGGCCCTTGAAGATGACCTTCATGGGCACCTGCCCGTTGAACCCGCGGCGGAACAGGGTGTACTCGGCGAGCCCGCGCTGGACGAGCGCCTGTATCGTCACCCTGCTGTAGTACGGCTTGGAGTTGATCGACCAGTCCGGGTGAGCCCAGGATCCGTCGTCCAGCTTCTCCATCGGGTGCTCGCGCAGGGCGTTGAGCGCCGCAACCATCTTTTTGGTCAGCGCGTCGTTCTTCACCTGATCTCCAGTATCTCGGCGCTGGTGATGAACCCGGCGCGCAGCGCGTCGGTGCCTTTGATCGTGGCGCAGTCGGCCACCTTGCGCGCCTCGTGCCCTGCGCACTGGAACACCGCTACGCCGTCCTGGCGCACAAGGCGCAGGTCGTATAGGTAGAGCATGCCGCGCGGATCATCGTTGCCAAGGCCGCGCTCGAGAAGGGCTGCGTCCTTCACCCGCGGGCGCATCCAGTTGAACATCTCCCCGCGCCATCGGTTCGCCACCGACCCTTGCATATCGCGCGCCCACCCGCCAGAGAAGGTCGGGGTGTGGATGGCGAGGTAGGTACGGCCTGGGTCGGCGCCATTGGCGAACACGCGCTCCACGCCGCCTAGGAACGCGATCACGCAGGCGGAGCTGCACTGGCCTGACACGGCCGTCTTGAACCGGCGCTCCGTGAATAGCTCGCCCAGGCGCATTGCGGTCCAGATGTCACCGCCCGAGGAGGTGAGGACCACGGTGTCGATTCTCGGGTTTGCAGGCAGGACATCTCGCATCCTGGCCAGCTCGCTACCGTCGATGCCTCCGGTCAGGTACATGAGGTTGCCTGCTACGCGCACGTCCATCGCCGCGGCGCCGGTAGCGAACAATAGAAGAAGCGTGAGCGCCCTCACATTTCGTCCTCTATAGGCTCGATGAAGTCCTTCAGCACATACCATACCCTATGCGCGGATCCGCCCCAGTACGGGTATTCGACAAAATATGTCATCCATCGAAAACCATCTCCGTAGTCGATTATCACCGCTGCAACGACTCCAGCTCGTTGCGCATCCGCGTAATCCGCTCGACCACGTTCGCATTCCATGATCGCGCCGCCGGGTGGGGACCGATGATGAGGTTGAACGGAGGGTAGGTGTGTTCCTGGTCCGCGCAAATCTTCATCATGGCCTCGGATGCGACCTTTCCGAAGGCGAGCACGACATCCGGTGCCAACTCGATGATAGCGGTCCGGATGTGCGGGATGTCTGCCGGGAACTTGGATGATGACTCGCCACCGATCTTTGGGGACGCTTCCTCCCAAACGATCTCGCCGATGCGCTCGCCAAACACCTGCTTGAGCACCTTGCCAGAGCGGCACCCGGCAAAAAGAAGTCTCGCGATCATATTGCGGCGCCACTCCGGCTTGCGCTGGAGGGTGGCGCGCAGGACCTCGGGGTTTTTGACCCATTGGTTCTGCATGATTGCCAGAACCTTCATTTCCGCTTCCGCACCGGCCGGGCTGCTTTCTTGGCTGCGTCGACCACAGCGAGCAGCACCGGGCGTTCGGAGTTGCGCGTGACATTGGAATAGGCGCGTCTACGCAGGATGCGGGCGAAGCGGGCTAGGGGCGAGAGCTTCATGCGCGGCGATTTGAGACACGGCGAAGGGTTGCTGCTGCTGCCCGCCATGCACCGCGCACGGTGTTGCCGATGCCGAGAAGCTCCTCCCGGTCGGTTATGTGGAACGACAGATAGGTGCGGCCTGAATAGCCTTGGCAAACCGCCTTCGGACGGATAGCCAGCACACGCTCCCTTGGCGTTTGCTTCGCCGCGTTCAGGGTAGTGGCTTTCAGGCGTGCGCCTCGATTTGGTGAGTGACCGGATCGGCCGCAAAACTCCACGTCAGGACGATGGAGCAGAACGCCAGTGGAGTCTTGCAGGCGAATACGACCTGATCTTCGTTTTCCTCGATGATCTTTTCCGGGTAGATCGCAACAGGGCTGTATCCCATCGCCGCTAGGCGTGCCTGCTCTACTGGCGTGAACCACGCCATCAACCCGGCCAGAGTGCGACAGGCGCAGCCTGCGTGCCAGCCATTCGGTATCTTCTTCAGCCAGTCCAAGCCGAAGGCGGCAAGCACGTCCGGTTGCAACGGTCGGGCGCTGTCATGGTCAATCCAGTGCTTCGACAAACCAGGACGCCAAGGGCCGCGCCCATCAGCGGCCTGCACGCGATAGACCTTCGCCGTGTCCAGATCAGGAGGGTTCATTCTTTGGGATTTATATACATGACTCCCTCCTTGATTATTAACGGTTTTCTCCATAGCTAAAATAGTACTTTACTCCCTTGCCGTTCTGTGCCTATAATGCAGTTGTAGGCCAACCACTTAGGAGAGAAAACATGGATATAATCCGGACAAAAAATGAACCGAAACGCGATGCAGATGGGTTTCGGCTTCGCGCTCCGAAACGAAAAGCTTGGCACATCGCCCAGGTTGTGAAGGCCGGGAATGGTTGGCTGGTGACACGCAACAGCGCCACGCTTGCCAGTACCGACTACGAGAACATTGCGCGAGAAATCGCGGACGCTTTGAACAAGAACCACGCATACCCCAAACTCGTCGCCGCGTTGCGCGGAATGCTCGCTGTCCAAACCACTAGCACCATCACTGAATTTGAGTCGAACGCCCGCGCCACCCTGAGCGAACTTGGAGAACTCTGAGTCATGGACCTGACGCCAAGAACAGACGACCAACTCCTGAGCCCGGCGGAGGCCGGTCAACGTGACGGACATTTTGTCTCCGCCGAGTTCGCTAGAGAGGTTGAGCGTGAAACACACAAACTGCCAACCCTGATTGCGGCGCTCAAGGTAATCGCCACCGCGCGCACAAAGCATCTGCGCTCGTTTCAGATGCAGGAGTGCATCAACGAGCAGAAGCAGCTTGCGCGCAATGCGCTCGCTGACATCGGGGAGGGTTGGTAGATCATGGACGACCACACCACCATCAGCACGTTCCAGCTTTTCAAGATGTTCCCCGACAACGACTCGGCCCGCGTCTACCTCGAGGCGCGGCTGTGGCCCTCCGGCCCGCGCTGCCCGGTATGCGCTGGCCTTGACCGCATCACCACGCGGAAGGACGGTTACTACCGCTGCAACAAGTGCGCGGAGGACTTCACCGTCCGCACTGGCACGGTCATGGAGCGCAGCCACGTCCCTCTGCACAAGTGGCTCTATGCCATGTACCTGCTCGTCACGGCCCGCAAGGGCATCAGCAGCCTGCAACTGTCGAAGGAAATCGGCATCACGCAAAAGTCGGCATGGTTCGTCCTCGGACGGCTGCGCGAGGCTTGCGGCTCTGACTTCAAGAGCCTGTCTGGCATCATCGAAGTGGACGAAACCTACATCGGCGGGAAAGAGTCCGCGAAACACGCCAGCAAGCGGCTCAAGCAAGGGCGCGGCGCTGTGGGAAAGTCCGCCGTCCTCGGGATGCGTGAGCGCGGCGGTCGCACCGTCGCCATGCCTCTGGAGGACGTTAATACGGCCAACCTGCATCGCGCGATCCACACCCACGTAGAACCCGGCAGCATGATCCACAGCGACGAACACGCGGGCTACCGTGGCCTTGGCGGGCTGTTCTTTGGGCGCGAGACGGTCAACCACAGCGCAGGCGAATACGTCCGCGATGGCGTCCACACGAACAGCATCGAATCCGTGTGGGCGGTCCTGAAGCGCGGGCTGCACGGCGTCTACCACCACGCCAGCGACAAGCACCTTGGCCGCTACGTCAACGAGTTCACCTTCCGGCTGAACGAGGGCAACGTGAAGCGCCACACCTTCCAGCGGTTGAATAGCCTGATCGCCGCCACGGCCAAGCGCCGCATCACGTACAAGGAACTGACCGCATGAAGCCGCCCAAGGAACTGGACCGGATCGTGGACAAGGTGCTGGCGTACAAAGTGCCTGCCCGCTCGAAGAAGGCGAAGAAGCGCCAGCGCAAACGCAGAAAGGTTCAACGGGAGTCATGTATATAAATCCCAATACGATTAACTTCCGCGTCTGTAATGGGCGTCTTTCTCAGAGCATCAATGGCGTAGCGATCTTCCATAGATGGTGTGTAATGGTCAGATTTTTGCTTCACGCGAACAGCCGTTCCTGGCGCTGGGCGTTCTCGATTCGAGTGCAGGCGATGTCGAAGTATTTAGGCTCTATCTCAATGCCGATGAATGGTGAACCAAGATCGGCGCAAACAGCGCCGGTTGTTCCGCTACCCATGAAAGGGTCCAGAACTGTCGCTCCTGGCTCAATGCAACGGTCAACGAGCCATCTCCACGCGCGAAACGGCTTTGGACAAGGGTGGCCGTTATCCTCTGCCGATTCGGTCAGCACCATGCCGGTAGCCAACGCTCCCTTACCGCGATTTTTATACCAACCATAGAAGAAAATAGGATGGCACGTCTGAAAGCCGAATTTCCCAATACGGGATGACGCCACGGCGTAGAAGCAGCCGACTTCATCAGGCTGCGGGTAGGCGCATACGCAGCGTGTGCCAGGGGTGACAGCGACAGTTTTAGCCAACTCGATGCACAGCTTGACTGCGGGCACGCATACGGTGCTGATGTATTCCGGGGTGTCTTGCCATTCGCCGCAATAATCAGCTTTTTTGTAATCTCGTAACTGACCGCCATGCCCTCCTTCCACGCCATAAGGCGGGTCGGTAATCACGGCGTCCACTGGTCCGAGCGTCGGCAGTACCTCCAGGCAGTCGCCTAGGTACAGAGTTGCATTTCCGATGACTTCTTTTCTCATGGAATCTTGGCGCTGCTATCTACCGATACGCTCCACGGCTCGGAACGCAGCCACTCGCCGCAGGCCGCCTCCGTGGGAATGCCTTCGTCCCACAGTCCCTTGTCGTGGACGGCGCACCATATCTCGCTCGCGCCCAAGCCCCCGCGCTCTGCAAGTCGCAAGATGGTCTGTCCGTGATTGCGTTCTGCGCGATGGGCGAACTTCTCCATCCAGTCCCACGGCACCCACTGAGGCGCGTGAGGTTTCGGGTCCCTGTAATTCCACAGGACGGGGAACTTGTTCTCGGCGCGGCTTTCGGCTCTCATCAGACTTTCGCCGTTCCGTCAGCACTGCCAAGTTTAGGGATGCGACACCATTCTTTGATCGGAAGCACGGCTTTGTGAATCCACCCCTGCCCTGGCATCCAAATCGCCGTTCCTGGGGTGTTTTGAGAATCTAGAATTCCATACCATCCTCGGTCTTCCGGTGGGGTACTGGCAGAAATCCATCGCGGCTGAATGTCTGCTAGAGTCGCGTGCCCCAAGACGAATTCCTTAACCATCTTCACGGTGAAGGTATCGAACTCCATAATTGCAATATCCTGCGGGTTCATCACGGCTTCATGGATAGCTAGTAATTCCGCGCGAGCGGCGTCCCTGACCCGGTCTGCATCTTGCGCCCACCGCAATTTCTCAAGATCGTCAGTAGCAATCATGGTCCAACCGTCTTGATGCGAAACGCAACCCCCGCACTCTTTGGCAGCTTTCCACCATGCGTCAATACTGTCTTTTTGCGTAGTTTTCACAGCATCTACTCCTTCCTGAAAAGCGACGAGTCGCGCAGCGTCTCTTGCTTGATCCATGCGAACACGGTCTGCGTCATCCACATTTTCTGCCACATCGGTCATCAAGAACCCACGAACAGCAGTTGGCGCGATCTGTTCTGTGAGTGCTGCTACCGCGTCACGAAGCAGAATTTCCTTGCTCCCCATCTGCTGCTCACCGCGCACGGCTTCGTGCTTGGCAATCTCCGCTTTAAGCCTAAAAATCAACTTCGTGTCTCCCATTGCGGATGGCGGCGTAGAGTAGAGAGGTTTCCATCCTGGACGCTGAATACGACTTAATTCGACAACCCCGAAATCTTCATGCCACCACGCAACCGGACAGGCAGATGATTCCGCCAAAGTGGCATGATTTTTGGCGGGTTCGGTAGAGGACGGTGCAGCAGTGGCCGCGCTGGTCTTGAGGGCGCGTTTGAGTCCGCGAATGCCGCGCACCAGATATTCTTTTATATCGTCAACCTCGCGCGCACCTTCCGTTCCGCCTTCGGCGCGAGTTCTTGCGAACAGCAATTCGCGTGTCTCAACAAAAAGCGCAGCCTCTTCCAGCGCCACGTTCCTGTCTCCCGTTTCCGACACTGGCGCAGTTGGCTTACGCAGGGCGTGGATCAGGCCGCTGATAATCATGCGGGCGTTGGTATAGGCCGTCTCCAGGTTGGCAATGTGCGTCTCGTTATCGCCGGGGAGTTTTACCAGCGATTGAAGATCGTCTCTCGAAGGCAGCGCCTGAGCCTTGTCGATCAGGTCTTGGCGGTACTGTGGGGCATCGGTGCGCTGAGTCATGCGTCTGCTCCTAGTTGATCGTCAATCTGTGTGTCCATCTGCGCCGCGCTCCTCGGCTGTGCTGTCAGGTAGCGCAGCGCCGCCTTCGTGTCTTTCTCACACACCTTATGAACCTTGACCTTCTGACCTGGGCCAGTCTTGACCTCAGCGAAGAACAGCGGGCGCGCTTTCCATGAACCACCCTTTCCGACCAGCGGGCGGTTGCAGTTCCAACACAAAACGCGACGATGGCTGTGGGGAGAGTTCATGCTGCCGCCCTCCGGTTGTTGCCGCCCTTCCAAGCACGGCCTTTAGCTCGCATGTCGTCCATGTTTTCTTGGTGCGTGCCGACGCGCAGATGCTTCGGGTTAGTGCAGATTGGGTTGTCGCAGGTGTGCATCACGCTCATTCCATCCGGTATCTGGCCGTGGTGCAGTTCGTAGGAGTAGCGATGGGCAAAAACGGCCTTGTGCTGGTGCCTAAAGCGCCCATAGCCGTCCCAGCGGGTATGCCCAGCCCAATCCCAGCACTTGTCGCCTTCGCGCTTCACGACTTTGCTCCAGAACATCGCTTCTCGACGGCCTGGATTACAGGCGCGGATATGAGAACCCATGAAGCAGGCTTGGCCCTCACGACCACAATGAGGGCAGGCGATTACCTTCTGGAGCGCCTTGTATTCGCCGCCAGGATTGGTCGTTAGACCGCGCGTGTTAGGCATTGGAATCCATCGTGCTCGCGCCGCTTTTCATGTACCGATCCTTTCGCACCGCGCGCATTTCGTGACGCGCCCACTCATTAGTTGGCTCGCCTTCGCGTAGAACTTACTGTTCCCGCACGAGCATCCACAACGGTAGCGCGGGCCGCGGTTCTTATTTGTACTCTTTTCAAGCACGGTCAGTTGGCCGTATCGTTCGCCGTGCTCAAGCTGGACTGGTGGCGCCGTGTAGGCCACATCAATCCGGCCACTTTGTCGTGGACGGATCCTGCGCGCTCCACCGGCCAGCGGTAGCCATCGCATCGACCACCTTGGCAGGTCCGCAGCCGTGCGAATCGGCCAGGCGCACCCATTCCCTGATCGCGGCGGGCGCGGCGCGATCAGGTTGGCGCAGGACGAACACTTCCTCGCCTTTTTGCAGCGCCTTGAAGTAGCACTGGCTGAATTCGAGCGCCGAGAGCAGCGTGTCGATCGTGCGCAGCGCCGTCGCGGTGTCGATCACCACCTCGGGTTGCTGGCGGAACCAGAGCGCCTTGCCGATCGCGCCCTGGATGGTCATCTCGCCCATCGGTAGAGGATCGTTGGCAGCGACGGCCGTGTAGCCGTCCTCGAATGCCTTGGCCGGCGAGTAGCTGAAATAGCCGTCGTCGTATTGAACGAGATACCCGCCCACCTCGGCCTTCTTCTCGCGGATCCATGCGGCGCCGGCCTCGAACAACCCGTGGGGGGCAATGTCTAGCCGAGCGCCATGGTCGATCGCCACGATCTTCGCGGCAGCGACGATCTTGTGGCACTTGTAGCGCGGCAGCGCCACGGTGAAATCGCGGTCGTCCGGATCGTTCGCTGGCTTGTCATTGGTCATGCCGTCTCTCCTTTGTCGATGGTGGTCACCTTCACGCGGCACTGGCCGCCGAAGAATTTGTCGTCGCGGATGATTGGGCCGCGGCGGACGTACAGCTCGTCGATCTCGCTATCGTCGTTGAACATGCCGGCGATGCGCAGGGCGTCCAGGAGGCCCTTCATGCGATTGTCCAGGTCGTTGCGCGCCTTGGTCGGGAACGACAGCTCAACGTCCACGCGCAGAGGCGGTTGTATGCACGCGATTTGCGATTTGGTCAGCCTGCGAAGCTCGTAGTACACGATGCGCCGGTACACGGTGACGTCGCGGCCGAGGAACTTGCCCCATTTCGCGCGCCCCTTTTCCTTGGTGCCCATCACGTAGTAGTGGTTCACGGTCGGCGCCATCGGCAGGTACACCCACTGGCCGGCGAGCGTCATGCCTGGCTCATCGACCAGGCAGAACGTCTTTCGCAGGCCGTCAGCCACGTTTCCGTTGCCAGCCACTACGTCGGCACCCCGGCCTGGAACGGCACTTTCTCGAACCAGCCGGCCTTGATGGTCACTTTGCGCGCCGCAGCAAGTTTTCGCACGGTCCTGTGGTGAGCTTCCGGGATGGATCCGTGCTGGTCGTAGCGCGACACGCACGTCTTGGTGACGCCGAGGGCGTCGGCGAACTCGGTGGTCGTCATGGCCAGCAGGTGCTGACGGATAAAGAGGGCCGGGGTGATGCGCCTGGCCATGAATACTTTCTTCTTTCCAGCCATTGTTACCCCTTACGTGAACAAGTTGACGCGCATCCTAAAGTATGGAATCATTTCCGTCAATCCCTTATGCCAAACACGTTGATGAGCAAGATGCTCGGCTACTTCACTATCGACCTGACCACCGTTAAGGTGTTCGTGGCGGTGCTGGTGGCGCTCTTTCTGATCGAGTGTTTGGCGCTGGTGATGGCGCTCGTGCAGCACTACGACCGCGAGGCGCGCGCGGTGTATGCCGGGCACCTTGTTGCAAAGAGCGGTCTGCTGATGATCGCGATACTGATTCTGTATTCGTCCTGCCTGGAGGTGCATGTCCAATGAGTAAGCCGACAACCGACCTGGAGATGTCCGATGGCGTTGCGCGAAAAATGTTCCCCGACCGGCCGACAGAAGAAGTCGTCACGGAAATCGTCAACGCGAACCCGGCCAAGCACGGCATCACGGTCGAGGAAAGGAAGCGCCGGGCGCTCGAGGCCGCGCGAGCCCAATCTGCTGATGACGAAGCGTTCTTTGCTGAAGGGAGCGCAGTGGTCGAGCCAGGAACTACGGGACCTGATCGTGATGCGCTACCGCCGACAGGAGCTGGCGCTGACCCTGCTCGCACGGATGGACGAGAGCCCGACCTTTCAAGCGCTGGACGAGGATCACCTGCTCCGGAGCGTGATCGCGAAGGTGCGGGAACTGCTGGCGCCGCCGATGCTGTCAATCCTGACGCCGGAGTACAAACAGGCGCAGAGGGAAAAGAATCTTCGGGTGAGCAAAATGATCGACAACCTTGCGATCATGCCTTCCCCGACGACGCCGACGCAGGAACCGTCTGCACAAAATGCGGGCTCGTCACCTTCGAGCAGTGGGTGAACTCGTGAGCATCTTCGAGATTGCCACCGGCCGAGAGGATTACAACAACCGCTTTGTCGTCCTGCGTATCCTGATTCTGAACTGCGGCGTCGAGCTGGTGCACACGAGGATGTCTGGCTGGCTCGTCGCCGCCATCGCCGGATGGAGCCGGTGGGTCTGGTATTTCCAGGAGCCACGCAGATGAGCATCCCAGGCCAGCGCGGCAAGTACGTGAAGGGCCTGCCGGGCGAGAAGGTTCGCATCGAGGGCGTGACCATCGGCAAGGAGACTGCGGCTGCGATCATGGTGACCATCAACGGCACCGATCACTGGTTCCCGCTCTCCCAAGTGCACGAGTTGCACCGATCGAAGGACAAGGGCGGCGACGTCATCGTCATCAGCCAGTGGATCGCTGAGAAGAAGGGCCTGCGTTGAGAGCGTGGTGGCGCAAGTGGTCGCTGGTGCAGCGCGAGCGTCTTGCGCGCCTGTGCTACGGATGGGCCCTGAAACTCGGCGGCCCTGCCGAGGCCGAACGCTCGCGCGAGCATTTTCGCAAAGTGCCGACTCCACTTGAAGCAGAGGTCCGTGCGAAAGATCAGCGCGAATTGCTGGACCGCATCGCCAAGGCGAAACAGAGCGGCGCGCGCGGACACGATCCGTTCTGATGATTACCATCCGCCCATCGTCCCTGTCCATGTGGCCGGATTGTCAGCGCCGGCAGGCCGCGCGCATTTTCCAGCGCGAGATCGCGGACGCCGGGTACAAGCTGCGCGAGCTTGGCCGCTCCGTGGGCGCCAGCGTTGGCACCGCGACCCATGCGGCCGTGGCGAACGCGATGGGCGAGAAGATGTTCCACGGCACCCTGCCGCCTGATTCACAGGCCGAGGATGCCGGGATGGCGGCGTTGAAGGAGTCGATCGAGCGCGAGCAGGTCATGTGGGACGCCACCACGCCGAACCTGAACACAGCGCAAAAGCAGGTGCGCCGGCAGTACAAGGTGTACCGCCTGACGCTGGCTGAAACGCTTATCCCGCTTGCGATCGAGCGCCGGATCGAGATTCCGACGCGGCGCGGGAACATCCTGTCCGGGCAGATCGACCTGACCGACGAAGGGGTGCGGGACCTGAAAACCGGCACCACCGCGCGCGGCAACATGGCCCAGTACGGGGCGTATGCGATGCTGCGGCGCGCCGAGAATGGCGATGTCGATCACATCATCGAGGATTTCGTGCGCCGGGTGCCTGTGGATAAGCCGCAGCCGAACCCGGAGGAAATTCGCTACGATGTCGAGCTGTCGCAGCGCGTGGCCGCGCGCATCATCAACCAGGTCGAGGACGCGCACGACCAGTTCATGGCGAGCGGGGACGCCGAGACGTTCCTCGCCAACCCGAATTCGATGCTGTGCATGGAGCGCTGGTGCCCGGCGTACAAGACCGACTTTTGCCACGAGTGGCGGCAATAACCAAGGAGAAATCATGCAACAAAAGCTGACCGAAATGATCGACGCGCTGGTGACGGAAAAGACGTTCTCTCTGGCTGGCGTCCAGGCAATCGAAGCCCTGCGCGCGAAGGCGGACGGGCTGGAGAAGATGGTGGAGAGCGTCACCAAGGAGCGCGATTCCTATTCCACGCAACGCGACCTGGCGAACAAAGCGGCGAATGAAAAAACCGCCGTCATCGAAGGTTGGATGAAGCGCGAGACGGATATTGTTACTCGCGAAAAGACCATGACCGCCAAGGATCAGGAAGCCGCTGTCAGCAAGGCGCGCGCCGACACGTTCGCCGAGTGTTTCGGCATGGTGTTCCGCAACATCGAGGTCCGGCGCGAAATGTTTGGCACGGCTCCGAACCCGCCGAGCGCGAACCCGAACTACTACCCGTCCGGACCGAACACGCCGGTCAACGAAACGGTCACGACCAAGACCGGCTGACCATGGAATCACGGAAAGAAGAAGTAGCGATCCTCGGCGGCGAGGCTTTCTTCGACAAGGAGATCGCGCCGAAGCTGCTCGAGGTGGCCAAGCTGTGCGAGGCCGCCGGCCTTGCCTTCGCCTCCATCGTGGAATTCGACCTGGAGGAACACAACACCGCGATCACCGTGGCGCCGATGCCTGCGGGCGCGGGAGCGGCCATGCGGATCGCCGGGTACGGCATGCAGTGCCAGGGCAACGTCGACGAACTCATCATGGCGCTGCAAAAAGACGGCCAGAAGCACGGGCACAATTCCGTCGTGCTGGCCACGCTCACCGCGCACGAGTCGGGGATACAAAAGCACTGATGGCCGAGGCGCTACCGTGGGACGAGGGCACCGTCTGGCTGAAAGGCACCGACAAGGACGGCGGCGTGACCTACACCGAGCATCGGTGCTGGCACGTCAGGAACTTTCTGAAGGGCGTGTTCGCCGCGGCGGTAAAGAACGGCGGCACGATGGAGCAAATAACTGAAGCAGAATTCCAGAACGCAACAAAAAGGAGATGACGATGGCGGGTGAACAGCAGCAGGGGCAGGCGCGTCGTGAACAAGCGCTGATGGAAGGTGATCCGATGCGCGCAACGCTCGATGTGGGCGGCATGGACGGTGGGATGCCGATGGGCGCTGGCGTTGCGCCTGGGTTCGAGATGGTGGGTGCGCGCCACAGCCAGCACACCGGCGCGGACATCATCACCGCGCAGCGCGTTCCCGTGCCGAGGAACCGCGCGCGCATCATCGTCGCGCTCAAGGCGCTCGCGGCTGCGGCCGGGACCAACTACGTCTACGGCTGGAAGGTGAAGGACAAGAGGAACAACCGCGAGCAGTGGATCCAGGGGCCGACGATCAAGCTCGCCAACGATCTCGCGCGCGAGTACGGCAACTGCATGGTGAACGTGCGCGTGGTCGACCTTGGCACAGCTTGGATGATGTACGGCCGGTTCGTGGACCTTGAAACCGGGTTCACCACCGAGCGCGCCTTCCAGCAGCGCAAGGGGCAAGACACCGGCATGGCCGACGGCGGGCGCGCGACCGACATCGTGTTCCAGATCGGGCAATCCAAGTGCATCCGCAACGTGATCGTGAACGCGCTCCAGACCTACGCCGACATGATGGTGGAGGAGGCCACCGGCGCGCTGCTTAACCAGATCGGCAAGGAGCCGGAGAAGGCGCGCGCGTGGATCATCCGCAAGATGGCCGACAAGAACGTCGACCAGAAGCGGGTGGAAGCCATCTACGGGCGCACCGCGGAACACTGGACCACGCCCGACATGGTGAAAATCTACACCGAGATGCAGTCCATCATCGACGGCATGATGACGGCCGACGAGGTGTATCCTGCACCCGGCGCCGATCAGCCCGAGGAAAAGAAACCCGACCCGGTGAAAAAGACCGCGAAGGGGAAAACCGACAATGCACCGCCGCCTCCCCAGGCCGGCAGCTCGCAAGCAGCGGATGTCAAAGGGCCGGGCAACACGCCCGATGCGCCGCTGGCTACGGGTGGGGGGGATGGCGGTGCCCCCGATTCGTCGAACGGCGGGTGCCCGGTAATCGACGAGCACGGGCAGGTGCTTGGCCACAGCAGCGACCAGAACCTGAAGAAAGGCGACCCGCTGATTCTGAACAAGGTCGAGTACGTCATCGACAACGTGAAGCTGCGCGACGAGGGCGGGCCCGTGTACAACGTGAAGGCGCTCGAGCCCGGCGGGACGGTTTCGCCAAAGACGACGCCGCCGCAGACCCCGCCGCGCAAGTCGCTGTTCCGCAAGCAGAGCTGACCCATGGACATCAAGATTCGTGGCTACCGTGGAATCGAGCGGGCCGATCTCAGGCTCGCGCCCATCGCGCTGCTCGTCGGCCTGAATTTCGCCGGCAAGTCGAGCATCTGCCAGGCGGTTGCAGCCGCCCTTATTGGAAACGCATCGCCATTCTTTCGCGCATCCAGACCTGACAAGTCTCTCCTGACCAAGACCGACGCGAAGCAGCTCGTGCGCGGCGGCATGGACAAGGGCTCGGTCGAGGTGTCGTTCGACGGCAAGGTGATTGCCTCGGCCAACTGGCCTGCGACCACCGCCGCCGGCACGGGCGAAGCGGCCTGCTCGAAGTACGCGACCGGCCTCATCAACCCGATGGAGCTGGACGACGCCGAGAGGCAAAAACTGTTCAGCGACATGCTGAAGGCAACGCCGGACGATGCCGACCTGATGGCCGCGCTCACCGATGCGCAGCTCTCCGGACAGGTCGCGACCGACGTGAAGAAATCGCTCGCGTTGAACGGGTGGGACGTCGCCTACAAGACCTTCAAGGACGAGGGCGCGCGCCTGAAGGGTGGGTGGGAAGCGGCGAGCGGCACCGCGTTCGGCAAGCTGAAAGCCACCGACTGGGTGCCCGAGGGCTGGCGCGAGGAACTGGGCAACACATCGCTCGAAGCGATCGGGACGCAGTGCACCCAGGCCCAAGCGAAGGTCGAGGCCGCGGTTGGGGCCCTGGCCGTCGATGCGGCCGGGATCAATGACCTTCAGCACCAGGTCGACCTGATCCCCGATGCCGAGGCAAAGCTCGCGACCGCGCGCGGCGCGTTGGACAAGGCCACCGAGCAGGATGCTGCGGCGCGCAAAGAATCGGACTCGATCATCGTTCCGGTGGCGTTACCGTGTCCGCATTGCGGCGGGATGCTGGACGTGATGGGGACGCAGACGGTGGGCGGCCTGCCCAGGCTGGAACCGGCGCAACTTGGCGCTGCCGAGATCCTTGGGCTCGCCGAGAAGAAGAAAACGGCGTCCGAGCGGGTCAAGATCACTGCCGCCTCGCTGGCCAAGGCGACCGAGGCACACCAGAAGGCCAAATCCGCCTACGAGGCCGTCAAGGACGCGCCTGCGCGCTTGAAAGCGGCCAAGGCGCGCACCGGGACCCAGGACGCGGTGGACACGGCCAGGGACTTCCTGAGCGGCCTGAACAGGGACAAGGACCGGATCACGGCCAAGCTCACCGCGGACCGCCTGGGCCGCCAGATCGCCACCAACCAGGTGCTGGTGGACATCCTCGCCCCCGACGGCCTGCGCCGGCAGAAGCTGGCGCGCGCGCTCGCCGAGTTCAACAAAGCCACCCTCGCGCCATTGTGCGCCGCAGCAGGATACCCGTCCGTCACGTTCGATGCCGAGCTGGAAGTCCTGTACGGCGGCCGGCGCTACTTCCTCCTCTCAGCGTCCGAGCAGTACCGGGTGCGCGCCGTGCTCCAGGTGGCCATGGCGAAGAAGGACGGCTCGCAGGTGGTCATCCTCGATGGCGCCGACATCCTCGACGCTGACGGCAGGGACGGCCTTTTCTCGATGCTCTCCGGGATCGACGACCTTGGAATCCTCGTCGCCATGACCCTCTCCCCCGGCGACCCGGCGCCCAACCTGGCCGAGCTGGAGATGGGCTGCACCTACATGGTCGAGGGCGGGATCGCGCGAGCGCTCGCGGTGCCGGAGGTGGCGGCGGCGTAGCGGCCAGTGTCAGCGCTCACACCAGCCGCAGCGCGCAGTGCCGCCGACCTGTTCGGCGACACGCGCGAGTGGCTGACAAAGATTTACAAAAAGCGGCTCGCCGTCAATGTCCTCGTGCGCGGCAACCCTTCACAGTTCAGCGACGAGTTCATCGACTGGCTGGAGGCCAACTGGGAGATATGGCTTGCGTTCGAGCGCGAGGCGAGCAGGATCTGGAAGCGCGGGCGCAAGCACTACTCGGCGCGCACGATCGGGGAGTGGCTGCGGCACGAGACGGCGGCGCGCGAGGGGCCGAACGAGCACGGGTTCAAGGTCAACAACAACGTGTTCCCGGATCTCGCGCGCCTCTACGAGCTGGTGCACCCCGACCGCGGCGGGTTCTTCGAGCGCAGGGTCAATCCGCTATCGAAGCGGTCCGGCTAGGTGTCCCAAGCCGTCCCATGCCGTGCTAGGATGTCTAGCACTAGACACAACGTATCTAGGGGGGTTAGGTGAGTGAGTCCTACACGAAACTGATGTCGAGCATCGTGCACAGCACCGTCTGGTCGGAGTCGCTTGCAACGAAGGTGGTCTGGATCACCATGCTCGCACTTTCGGACCGCCTTGGCTACGTCGGAGCTTCCGTGCCCGGCCTGGCCAAGACGGCCGGAGTCACGCTCGACGAATGCGAAGAAGCGCTGCGCCGCCTGCATGCGCCGGATCCCCACAGCAGGACTAAGGAGTTCGATGGCCGCCGGGTCGAAACGACCGAACGCGGGTGGTTCATCCTCAACTACCAGGCGCACCGTGACCGCATGGATTCCGAATCAATACGCGAGTCGAAGCGCAATTGGTGGACGCGCAATCGCGGCAAGGATTCCCTAGAACCAACTAGACGCGGCTCGACACAAGCAGCACCAGCACCAGCACCAAAGGCATTAAAGTCAAAAGAAAAACCCATCCCCCCGTCGGAGGGTGAGTACATTCCAAAACCCGGCGTCAAAGCATGGGCAGAGCAAAAAGGGTACGGCCCGACCTTCGACCTGCACCTCGAACATTTCCGCGACTACATCGCACAGCCGAAAAACAGGAAGCGGTACGTCAACCTAGATGCAGCTTTCAGATCGTGCCTTCGAGCTGACTGGGGCGGGATCCGCGCGCAATTGGATCGCTCAATGCGTGTGGGCGGAGGCCGTCCGGCCGGGCATCCCACCCAGGAAAAAAAGTGCGCGCGCGGATCCGCATGCCTATCCCCTGGTCCGTTGGGAGGGTTCACGCGGATGGCGATAGGCGATGTTTGCAATCCGTGCCGAGAGGCTTACATGGCAGGGAAATGGAAATGACCGTGCGCCCCACCAAATTCAATTTTGAGTTCCAGATGCGCCTGCCTGGCCGCGAGCACCTGGTCGAGATATTCAGGGACGCGGCCACCGGCGTGATGATGAAGGTGAAGATGAAGATCCCGGTGGGCAGGTTCACCGTCCCGACGCGCAGCTACTACCTGGAGTCGGCGCCCGCGGTCGAGTACGACACGATCGAGCGGCTGCTCATCTCCTCTCGGCGTGACCTGCTCGAAGCGCGAGTCGCCGCACCTGCACCTGCTTCCGCAGAAGCGCCGAGCGCAGGGCAATCACCAGTGCCGCCCATTTTGGGATCCCCTTTACCCGGCGGCGCCAGCGACTGACGATCTGCGGGTTGATGCCGACGAGGCGCGCGAACGCGGCCTTGGATAGATTCTGGCGCTCCAGTTGGAACTCGAAAGTTTTCCAGTTCACAGGTCGCCTTGCTTGGCGAGCGCCTTAACGGCTTCTTCCATGATTCGTTGAGCGGTTGGGCGGGCGCGGCCGGCGTACATGCTCCAGGCCGTGATGCGCTCGGCGACCGTGCCTGAGCCGGTGCCGGATGCCAGCAGCTCCAGGGTCTTGAGGGAAATCCCTTCGCAAGCGTTGAAAGATGCGACGAGGCGATCCGCGAGCCCGGCGTGCATGGTGGTGAACGCGGCGTCCAGCTCGATGACGCGCTCGATGCGGCCCTCGCCGTGCAGGATGCCGATGCTGTACTTGGTCTTGATGAGTTTCAATGTGGCTCCGGTAGTTTGCTTGGAGGTGGAAGCGCGCCGAACACATTTTTCAGTTCGGCCTTGATGTCGTCGAGCGTCGGGCCGTACATGATGATGATGTCGTCGTGGCCACCGAACCGCGCCAGCGCCTTCAGGATCGGCTGGCCTTTCTTCAGGAGATCTATGTTGTTGTCGTCGAGCCCGAGGATGATCTTCCCGTCTGTGGTCTTAGCGATCAGCATCACTTCCTCCCGGTTCTGCGCTTGAAAGCACGGTCGCGCTTCGCGTTCATCGCCTGCTGGCGCGCGAGGACATCGTACAGGCCGCCGAAGGTGCATTCGTAGTAGCTGCGCTTGCCCTTCAGCTTGACGCGGATCGTCTCCAGAGCCGTGTCGATGTGCATGTGCACGGGCCGCTTGTCGCGGTGCGGCTGCTTGCCCTTCAGGTGGCGAACAGAACCGCGCACCACTTTCGCGAGCATGCTGGACGGCACGATGATGTCCGTCCCGCGTCCAGGCTTCCCGCCGAAACCCAAAGGGCGGGCGCGAGTGTGCTCGATGCCGCCGTCAGCGGTGAAAGTGCTGATGACCTGGTAGCAGCGATCTCTGTAGTTGACGAGTCTGCTCATGGTGCCATGTGCCTCGCGTGGGTGTAGCCGATGAACTTGCCGTTGTCGTGGTTCAGCTCGTCCCACTGGCCCATAGAGTCCTTGTAGATGACGCGATAGCCGGGGTGGCGCTCGTTCAGTTCCTGCACCACGTTCTCGGCATCGTTGGTGACGGATTTGCCGCCAGCATCGAGGTCCCTGATCCAGACGATCTTACCCGCGTGGTCGATCTTAACCTGCTCGTACAGGCTCCTTGGCACGTTGATGCTCCTTGGTTGAAAGCGTAGGACGCGGCTCATTCTTCACCGCCGCATTCGGCGCACACCTGCTCGCCGTTGTGGTTGTCGCTGTCGCACATTTCGCTCGACTCGCACCACCATCCACAGGTGGCGCAGAGGAATATCTCCCCGTGCGTCTCAAGCCAGATTCCGATGTCGCCATCGTCCACGCCGACGAGGGCGGCCAGCTTCGGGTCGTCGGCGACGTTCTGCTCGTGCGCCGTTCCGCAGGTGCCGCACAGTTGGGATGCGAGTTCCTGCACGGCGGTCAGTTGTTCGGGTGTCGGTTCAGTTTTAGATGTCACCGGATACTCCACAAAGGTTGCAGTGAATGGGGATTTCGTGGTCGCTGTCGTCGTAGCCGTGGCTCCATTGGTGGCGGCAGGTGTATTGCTCGAATGTCATCCAGTGCTCGTCGCTCTGGACGTAGGCCCACACGTCTGCCGCGCGGGCGCTTGGGTGCTCGGCGCGGATCGCGAGGTAGGCGGTGGCTTGGAATAGGTCCATCAGATGATGCTTGCCAGCGCGATGAGGTCGGACTTCATGCGCGTGTCGAGCATGTCCCACTGCTCTGTGGTCAGCTTGAAGCGTTCGAGCGCGCGATTGGCGCGCGATACATGCTCGATGCTGTCCGGGTCGGCGCAGTAGCTGCCGGTTTCCTCGCCGTAGTGGTAGCTGTCATCGTCGTCGGCCCACGCTTGCGAAACGCGCGGGTGCCCGAGGGTTGGATGCGCGTCCTTGATGGTGATGTTGCCGTGCTCGCTGCTGCGCTCGTCGATCCGCCAGCCAGTCATGGAAACCTTCGTGTAGCTGCGGCCCATGTCATACCCCCTTGTTGTTCTCGAAGTAGAGCGCGGCCTTGGCCTCGTCCAGCAGGATGCGCAGGTTCGGCCATTGGATCATCGCGCCGTCAATCCCCGAGTAGTGAGAATCTGGATCAAACGGGCCGAATTCGTCCGGGTCGTTCTTGGTCTGCATCGCCTCGATGTCCGCGACGAGCGAGCGCAGGATTTCGGTGGGCGTTCTCATCATGCCCACCTAACGGCGCGGTCGGTGAAGTCGTGCGCGACCTTGCCGACAAAATAATCCTTCGTGCAGTTAACGATATGGAACCCGGCGGCGAGGTACAGCTTTCCGTCGCAGTCCAGAATCGTCCACACCCTGTCGGCTGGCTGGCCGCGCGCCTGTTCCCAGTTCCATACGAGATCGCCGCTGCCGCTGTCCTGCGGCGGCTCGATAGGCTGATAGCGGCGCTCGAATACGTCGAAGGTCATCGCTCTCATGCTGGCGCCTTCGCGTCGAAGATTTCCTTCGGGTGGTTGTCCGGGTAGGCTGGCGCGCGGTCCCACACCCTACCGTTATAGGAGACGTAGCCGACGACCTTTTTGCCGTCGGTGATCTTGCCGCCTGTCCAGTTGCCAGCGCCGAGGCCGTTGCGCGCGATGTAGGCGCGGCATGCGTCCGCAGCGTCGGCCAGCGTGGCTACATTGATCCGTACCGCGCGGCCACGATCAAGAGGTTCCTCCCAGTACCCGCCGCGAACATCAGGATTGGGTGCGTGGCTGAGTTTCACTTGCATGGTCATGCCCTCCGGTAGTCGTTGAGGATGGCGCGCGCTTCGTGCCACACGCCGACGAGGTACAGCACCCATTTCGGGATGCTGTTGAGTTGACGCTGCGAATCGCGGCCCGCCTGTTCCCACTGGGCGGCGCGCTTCGATGCGGTGCCGAGGTCGAGGGCTTGCTGCGCCGACAGGTCGCGCCAATGGACGACCTGCGCTTGCAGTACGCCGATTTCCCTATTCCGCTCGCGCGCCCATGTCCATTCTTGGGTGTTGTTTTGGGTGAGGCGATCCGCGTACACGCGGAATGTGTGCGCGTCCGCTTTCGGCGTAGCCCACCCCTTGCGCGGGCCTGAGAACAAGACGCGCAGCCGCCAACCTTCGCGGTTCCAGCTATCGCGCAAGCATTTCAGCGCGGCGCGGCCCTGCCTGTTGTTCGGGATGCGCGCCAACAGGCGGCATGCGTTTTCGGTTTTGGTGGTCATACTTGATCCTTCGCGCGCGTCGAGGTTTCGGGGATGCCGGAGCGCATCAGGCTTGCCCACTCCTTGACCGCAGCCGCCGCGCCAAGATAATCGCGCGCCTTGAATTTCTTGCCCGTCAGCTTCTCGGCCATTTTCATCATGTCGCGCGGGCCTACTCCGCGAGTCGGGCGAAGGCCGCAGGTCGCGTACATCTTCAATCCACTGGCGAGGTAGTAGGCGCGGACTACCGCAATGGCATCCGGCCCTGAGTACATGCTGCCGCCGTCAGAATGTTCGATGCTGCTCGGGGCTGGCTGTTTGGTGGCCGTGGTCATGCGGCCCTCCGCAGTTCGCGGTTGTGGGATTCCACATGCGCGCGCGCGAGGATCGCATCGCGGTCGTCGGAGTCAAGCCACGCGACTACCGCTTTGGCGTGTTGCCACATTCCGATAGTGCCGCGCGCCGAGTCTGCGGCATCGTTCACTTGTTTGGCCGTGAAGTAGGCGGGAAAGGCGAGTACCGGGATAGCCCAGTCGCAATCTTCCTCATACCAACCCGGCTTGCCGCAGAACGGAGTGAGGGCGCGCAGGGCGGCGGGCATTTGCTCGCGCTGGTCAGGGGCGACAAATACGCCGCCATGTGAAGGGGTCGAGCAGATGGCGAGCCCTGTACCAATCTCGCGCCAGTGGTCCGCGAGCCCCCAAGGTGTCATGGGTTTGAGCATGATGCCGAGCCTTTCTTACCTGTCCCTTCGCCGGGTGCCGCGCACCGCATGGCGGGGACAGGTGGCGGATGATAGGCATGCCGAATCGGCATTGTCAACAGGTAAATGTAAACAGGTTGACAAAGGCCGGAAATAGGCGGAGAGTGCGAAGTAAGGGGCGACCCTCAGAAGGTCAGTGGCGAATCCGGAGTAGTACCGGGCGACTCGCACAGCACCTAGAGCGCCCCGAGTTTCACCACCACCACAGGAGAGCGAAGATGCCACGCTACGCAACCGAATACGACGAGCAAGACGAGCAGGACTATTACGACGAATTCGCGGAACCTGGCGGGCGCAGCGCATTGCGCGCGGCGACCAAAGGCAACCCGCGCAACCTGCCGTGCCCGACCTGTCGGCAACCCAACAGGCTCACGCCGAGGGACAAGGCGCTCGGGTATCAGTGCGACCAATGCGCCGACCATGCCGAGGGGCGCGGCTGCAACGGCGCGGGGGAATACTGACATGGCCGATGACTACTACGAGAACACCGCAGCAGCGATCATCGCATTCCGGTGCAGGATGGAAGCGAAGCTGCATGCGCTTGGCGCGGCGCTTCCGGCGCGCGAGCCATGGGACGATGAAATCACCTACAACAATTCGCTGCTTGAGCGCGTCGAGGAAATAGAGGAACGCGGCTATCCGCTGGACCCGCCGGGGTACGCGGCGCGGGTGCGCGAACTGGAAGCCGATGGCTTGACCACGAGCGATGCGCAGGGCGTGGCGGATGCCGAAATCCTGACACATGGCAGTTTCGCCAATGCCAAGCGCGCCAAGGTGGGGAGGAAGTTCGTCGAAGCTGGTGCGGCGAGCATCACGATTGCGCTGTCAGGCGGGCGGATCGAAGTGCGCCACGGCACGGATGGCGTGGTGCTTGCCGAGTTGGACAAGGCGCCCTATGGAACGTGGGCGGCGATATGGGCGAATCTGCGCGCGCTCGGGTTTGAAGGCATCGGCACGAAGGATTAGGATTCAGGTTCCGGCAGTGTCCGGCTATCGACACCACAATCACAGGGAGGGCGAGACGATGAAGTAGACCAAAAACACAGACCAGCAAATTCACATAGAGAGAGGAAGTACCGAGGCCGGGGCCGCACCAACGCTCCGGCCTCATTGCGTTGGGGGTGTAGGATGGCGACCTGCATAATCCGGGCGGGGTGGGGGCGGCATGGGGTTGTTCGATCTGGAGGAGGATGCACCGCCCGCAGCCGCGCCAAAGCCAAAGGCAACAAGGCCAATTCACCACCAGGGCGAGTCCCGAGCATTGATCGCGGACCCGTTGGGCGTCGTGATTGCGACAGTGCTTGATGCCCATGCGCACCGTCCGAGCCGACCGTTCAGGGGCAAGGAATTCAGGGATGCCGTGAGGAACCGGCTGTTGGTGGCCGGCTGGATCTGCCGGACGCGCTACAAAGTCGAGAGCCGGGGCACACCGGACGGGTATCGTGGAGTGCTTGACCTAGTGGCGCATCCACCACCGCCAAGGGGAGCCAAGGAGCTGCCGGACCCGGTATTGGTCGAGTTCGATAAGGTCAGCATCGAGCGAAAGACGATCGCGAAGCTGGCGAGGTACGAGGGACGCACGGCCGCCAAGCTGATCGTGCTCGCCCGCGGCACCGGACACCACGATCTGCCTACCGGAGTTGACGAGATTTTGACACTGGGCTAATCTCGGCCTGCTCACGCCATGGCGATAGGATGGGGCGGGGGCAGGATTCTTTAAGTCCTGCGCGACGACACCGCGCATTACAAGAAAAACGAGGGGGCTGTCTGGAATTGGACACAAAGCACGAACAGGCCGAAAAAAAGGCCGACACAAGCCAGAGCGCACCGAACGCATTACCTGCAGTAGTAGGTGCGCGCCTGACCGAGAAGCAGCGTGAGTTCGCCGTCAATCTCGTCAAAGGGCTATCAGAATCAGACGCTTACCAAGCTGCTTTTCCTGATTGCAGAAGTCCGAGGGAGGCGAAAAATCGGGGCCGAAAATTGGCGCGCGTCCCCAAAGTGGCGGAATTCTGCGCTGCAATAAGGGATAAAACGCTTGATTTATCAGACATTTCCGTGCGGCAACTCAATCGCGAGATCGCCCGCATCGGCTTTTCCGACCTTCGCAAACTGTTTGATTCCAATGGGGAAATTCTTCCGCCGGAGCAATGGCCTGATGATGTGGCCGCTGCCGTAAGCAGCTACAAGGAGGAAGTGTCGCCAAACGGACAGCGCTTGAAGCGCGAGGTCAAGATGTGGGACAAGCCGGGGGCGCTGCGCCTGATCGCTGACCTGAAGGGGCTGACCAACGCCAAGCCGGACGCAACGCAGCGGGCGACCTTCACGTTCAATTTCGGCCTACCACCGGGCGCTCGGGTGCGTGGCAAGGCCGGGGGCCGGGTGATCGACCACGAGCCGCCGAAAGTGGCGAAAACCCCACAGGAATCAGGCGCATGAATGTGCAAGGGGTATTATGTCAACTAGCGCGCTCGCCCTTTCGTGGCGCTCGCGCAACGCTTTCCGGGCACCGCTCGGCCACCTGTTGGGATGGCAACACGCGCGCGAGGCACGGAATCGGCACGGTCTGCCCGCACGGATCGCTCGGCTGGTGCGTGATGTGCGCATGGCCCACGCGCGCGCCGCGCTCGCACGGGCAGGCAGGCGGGTGCGCAGGCGGGTACACGCGCGACGGGTCCCATCCGCGGCCGGGCACTGAAAGAGCCGTCTTTCACTCTCGGGTCCGTGCTCCGAAAAATGTCTCACCGTCCAGGGAAAAGACCCCCGGTGGGTCGTGTGCGAAAAAATTTTTGAAACCGTGGCGAATTTGAGCATGGACCGACTGGTTGCCGTGATGACGCCGCTTCCGAGGATGGGCGACGGGAGGCTCGCTTTCGCGCTGATGCCCGGGACGATGTTCGAGGTCTACCGAGGCAAGGAGCGCGGGTTCCTGGTCGCTTGCGGGACCGACGATTTCGTCTGGTGCAGCAGCGCCGGTATCGTGGTCGGTGTTTCACGTGGAACAGGGGTGCCAGATGACGTTCAGTGACAGGACGCCGGTGTTTTTGGGGGCTGATTTCGGCTCGAATTCGCGCCAGGTCTTGACCATGGCGAGGCGGGAGGGCAAATCGTATCGCATGGACCTGATGCTGCTCGTCCGGGACCATGCGATGGACGACATCGACCGGATGCTGCGGGGTTTTCATCGCCTGGACCGATGCGCGTTCGCCAACCTGGGTGAGCTGGAGGACGCTGCAAGGCGTGGGCAGGAGCGGGCCGAGCGACTGGCTGCGTTCGACGTGCGGCCGGATCCGGTGGCACCGAAGCCGGTCGTGGCGCGCGTGGCCGGCGCCGACATCAGGCGGTTTTTGCCGCGCCGGGCGGTCTGATGCTGCCATTCCAGCACCGGGTCGTGGGGGAAAAGGCGGACCTGGACCTGCGCCTGGAGCTTTTGAAGAAATTCCTCGAATCCAGCCGGTTCCTGCTGGTCGATCCGGCCGAGCGCCAGCGGTTGATGAAGCAGGCCGAGGTGATGAGCGAATATTCCGAGATCCTGGGTGAGCGGATCGCCCACTTCCAGCCGGTGCCGGGTTGAGCACCGTCCCTGCGATAGACGGCCCAACCGAATCGCACAAGACGGCGGCCTGGATGACCAGGCGCGATGCCGATGACCAGGCGCACGTCGTCCCCGATTTCGGCCCTGCGCACACGCTTTCGCTCGATTGCTGGTGCCATCCGGTGCTCGATCCCGATTACGTCGAGCCCGCCATTTCGCACAACGTCGCCCAGTGAGCGCCCACAACGACTTCCCGGAGAGCGCCCTCACGCCCTGGTTTCCATTGCCCCACAATCCGAGCAGGCCGGGGGTGTACCGGACATCCCGCGAGGACATCTTGGTCCTTGGCAGCGCCTACTCGTACTGGAACGGCGAGCGGTGGGAGAATTTCAAGAACTGGGGCGCCTACCACGGCACCGTGGGTTTCGTCTGGCGCGGCCTGAACCACGAGCGCCGCATCCCGCTTGAAGGTGGCTCACTCGAATGAGCGAGATCCTGGGCACCCGAGAACCAGATTACTCGGTCGGCTACACCGCCGAGCCCACCATCGCCGCCTTCCACCATTCGGACGCCTTCGTGCGCGGGATCCGCGGGCCCTACGGGTCCGGTAAATCCGTCGGCTGCGTGATCGAGATCATCCGGAGGGCTCAAGAGCAAAAACCCGACCGCTTCGGCAAGCGTAAAACCCGCTTTGCCGCCATCCGCAACACCTACGGCGAGCTGAAAACGACCACCATCAAGACCTGGCAGGAGTGGGTCCCGCAGGACGTCGCCCCCATCAAGTGGGACGAGCCCATCACCTGCCGGTGGATCTGCAAGCTGCCAGACGGCACGACCATGGACCTGGAGATGATCTTCCTCTCGGTCGACCGGCCGGCCCACGTGAAGAAACTGAAGTCGCTCGACCTGACAGGGCTGTGGCTGAACGAGGCGAGCCTGCTCGAAAAGCTCGTCCTCGACGATGGCACCGCGCGCGTCGGCCGCTACCCGGCAAAGAAGGACGGCGCCGCCTTCACCTGGGCGGGGGTCATCATGGACACCAACGCCATGGACGACGATCATTGGTGGCACGACCTTGCGGAAGGGGTTACGGACCAGGACCGCCAGGCCGAGATCAACGCCACCCTCGAGGGCCTGAATGCTGCACTGCAAGAACTCGGCATGAAGCGCCCGCTGATGGAGTTCTTCGAGCAGCCGCCAGCCCTCATCGAAGCGCAGGGGTCATTCATGCCCAACCCGTTCGCCGAGAACGTGAGGAACCAGCCCATGGGCGCGGCCTACTGGCTGATGCTGGCGAACGGCAAGTCGAAGGAATGGATCGAGATGTTCCTGCTCAACAAATACGGCAAGGTGATCGACGGCCTGCCCGTGTACCCGGAGTACAACGAGCACCTGCACGGGCGATCGCTCGCCCTGCGCCCCATCCCCGGCCTGCCGATCACGATCGGCCTTGACTTCGGGTTGTCGCCCGCGGCGGCCTGCATCCAGGTGAGCGCGAAATCGCAGCTCCTCCTCCTCGGTGAGTGCGTGTCCGCCGAGCGCTCGATGGGCATCACGCAATTCATCGGCGATGCACTCAAACCATACCTCGCCAATCGGTTCGGGTCGAACGACTCGCACGGCAACCCGTGGGAGTTCCGCCTGGTCGGGGATCCAGCCGGCGCGCAGCGCGGCCAGGGGGACGAAAAGACCGTGTTCCAGATCGCGGCCGACCTCAACTTCCCGATCTCGCCGGCCAAGACCAACGCTTTTATTGCGCGCCGCGATGCGCTCGCCTGGTTCTTCAACCGGCTGGTCGAGGGCGCGCCCGCGTTCCTGGCCGATGAGTCCTGCCGGATGATAAAGAAGGGCCTGCGCGGTGGGTATCACTACCGGCGGATCCAGGTGTCCGGCGAGGCGCGCCACCAGAACGAGCCCTACAAAAACAAGTACAGCCACCCGGTCGAAGCCGCCCAGTACGCGGCGCTCGAGTACGTGGCGATCGAGGCGCCCGCATCCGGGTTCAAGATGGTGCCAGAGTGGCAGCGAAAATTGGCCGCCAAGGTCGGCACTTCTGGCCGCCCGTGGAAAACGCGCGGCGGGTTTTACGGGGGTCGGGTACACTCCCGGCGCACATGAGCGCTGTGCTCGCATCCAGACCGATGCAGGATCATTTCCTGCCTTCACGCTTCAACGTGTCGGGATTGCCATCGCCTGATCCGAAGCACTGGAACGCCGACGATGCGGCCAAACTCATGCCCGGTTGCCACAACGCCGAGCTGATGAACCTCATGGTCGAGCGCTTCCTTCGTGCCGACTCTGCGCTTTCTGACTGGGCAGATGTCGCCAAGCAGTGCGTGGAATTCCTGGAAGGAAAGCAGTGGTCGGCGGCCGAGATCGCCGCCGCGGCCGAAGATGACCGCCCGCTCCTGACCTTGAACAAGCTCGCGCCGCTTGTTCGCCTGGTGCTCGGCTACCACAGGAACAACCGGCTGGATGCGCGCTACCTGCCTTCATCGGATGCCAACGCCTCGGAATCCATGGCGATGGTGCTCACCAAGGTCGTGAAATCCATCAACATCGGCCTGAAGATGCCCTACGTCGATACCGAGGTGTTCCTCGACGGCATCACGGGCGGGCGTGGCTTCTACGACTGGCGCCTGAACTTCCAGCACAACGATTTCGGCGAGATGGACTGCAAGGCCGAGGATCCGTTCACCGTTCGCATCGACGCCGACGCCGACACCTACGAGACGAAGGGCTGGAACTACGTTTTCAAGGCCCGGTGGGCGAACATCGACGAGATCGACCAGAGTTTCGGCGCGCACGTATCCGCCTTGGTGATGCCGCTCATCCGCTCAAACGGCTATCGCGGCGGCGTGCCGGCTGACGTGATGAACTACATCGACGAGGTGACGCCGTGGCGCACCTTCGGCGGAAACCTGGACTCGCGCTTCACGGGCACGAACTCGGTGGAGAACTACATCTCCAACTCCATCGACCCGTACCGCAAGAATATCCGCATGATCGAGTGCCAGCACAACGTCCGCGTGATGCAGCGGAACATAGTGGACCTGGAAACTGGCGATCGGCAACCGATCCCCACCAATTTCACGCAGGAAAAAGTCCAGAAGCTGATGGACTGGGCCGCCGAGCAATACTGGATTAAAGGTCAATCATCGCCGTTGCGAGTGGAGTGGCGTCCGACCAAGCGCGTTCGCTGGACGACGATGGTGGGCGACATCATCATCTACGACGGCTGGAGTCCCTACGAAACCTTCACTCTGATCCCGTTCTTCCCGTACTTTCGCCGCGGCAAGACGCGCGGCATGGTGGAGGACCTGATCGGCCCGCAGCGCGAAGTGAACCTTCGACGCTCCTCACAAATCGACATCCTCACCCGCGTAGCCCACTCGGGCTGGATGTGGCACAAGGATTCGATGGAGGAGCCGGAAAAAGAAAAGATGGAATCGCACGGCGGCGCCCCCGGCATCAACATCGAGTGGAAGGGCTCATCGGACATGAAGCCCGAGCGCATCGAGCCAGGCCAGATGCCATCTGCCATCAAGGACCTGGAGGTTTCGGCCACCCAGGACCTGAAGGAGATCGCCGGCATCAACGATTCGGCATTGGGCCAGATCGACCGGGTGCAATCTGGCCGAGCGATCGAAGCGCGCCAGAAGCAATCGGTGCTCGGCATCGAGATGTACATGGACAACGCGCGGCGCACTAAGGATATGTGCGCGGAGAAGCAGCTCGAGATGCTGCAAAACCACTATACCGAACCGCGCTTGATCCGCCACATGGGTCCGGACGGTGGCTGGTCGACGATCGGCATCAACCAGAGGAACGCGGTTGGGGAAATCATCAACAACGTCACCGCCGGCAAGTACATCGTGGCCGTGGACGAGACGCCGATTTCCTCCACCTGGCTGAACGCGCAGTTCGAGGAGCTGATCTCGCTCGTGGAAAAAGGCATCATCCCGGCGGCCATGGTGCAAGACATCATGGTGGATCTCTCAAGCGCGCCGCAAAAAGAACTCATCAAGACGCGCCTCAACGCTTTCCTCCAGGCACAGGGCATGATTACCGCGGACCAGCTCGCCGCGGCCGTGAATGCAGGCATACCCGTAGCACCCGAGGCGATCCCCCAGGCCGGCCCGGCAGGCGCCGGACCTGGGGGCGGCGGGGGCGAAAAGAAACCCGGCGAGAAAAAGGAAACGCCGCAGGGCCATACCACGAACATCAATTTTGGCGGTGCGCAGCAGCCCATGTCGGGCGGCGGCGGTGCGCCAGCAGGAGTCGGACCCTAGAGGCGAGAGGGCAAACCCGCCACATTGAAATTCACTGATAGGAGATTGCCATGGGACTCGGAATCGGACAAAGACTGATCGCAGCAGGAAAAGCAACCGTCGGGGTGATGGCGAAACTCATCCCGCCGATGGTGGGGCGCGAGGACATCGCCGACGCAATCGGCTATGTCGAAGGCGCCGTCGCGCCCTCGAGCGTCGTGCCGGATTTCATCGGCCAGAAATACTTCGACACCGTGACCAAGGTGTTCTACATCGCCTTCGGCACCGCTGCCGGCGAGTGGACGCCGCTTGGCGACGACACGCTTTCCTTGGCCGAACTGGCTGTCCTCGACGGCGCCACTGCGGCGAATGCGACCGCCGGCAAGGCGGCGATTCTCGGCACGGGCGGGGTGTTGCAAGCCGACGGAATCCAGATGTCTGCGCTCAGGTACGTGTCTGTCGCGCTCACCGCGGCGCTGCTCGACGGCGCCCTGGAGATCGTTGTCCAGGCGGGTGTCACCGGCGACCAGTACAAGGTCCGCGACATCATCCTGGAGGGCGGCGGCACGAACTTCGGCGCGGGCGGAGATCGCACCCTCACGCTGACCGACGGCACGACTGTCTGGACGACCATCCCGAACGCGAGCCTGGAAACGCTGGCTGCGGCCGGCGCGCGGTGGGGCAGCACGGCGGTCCCGGCCACCACGACCAGTAACACCTCGAGCGCGGCCGGTGCTGCGATCGTGTTCAAGTACGCGGGCGGCACGACCGACCACACCACGGGCGCCACGCGCGCGACGGTGTGCCTGGAGAAAGTCACGTAATGAGTCAGGCGCAACGCGAAGAAAAGAAGCAGGCGCGGCTTGACGCTCAGTTCGAGCGTCAGGCTGCGGCCGAGTACCTGTACAGAAAGAAGCCGATCGCTGTATTCGTCGCGAACGCATTCGCGAAGAAAAAAAAGGGAGCCTGACCATGGGCGCAAGCGTACCGTCCCACGTTGGCGAAGAAGTCGCCCGCGTGTACCTGCCGGTCGACATCGCGGACCTTTCGGCCGATGCGACCTACCATCTTCAATGCCCGTGCCTCGGGCGCTATACGGGCCTTCGCAGCGTGATCGACGACGTGGTTTCGACCGCCGACATCACCATCACGCCGTCCGTGAATGGCGTTGCCGTGCAAGGCGGCGCGCTCACGATCGCTACCGCGAACTCTGCCGCAGGCGACCGTGACGAGAACCGGCCCGGCGCTACCCCGCGGGTTGAGCCCGGCGATCTCATCGCCCTGGTGGTGGCAGGCGGCGGTGCCGGCGGCGCGCCGCGCGGGCACCTCATCGTCGAAATCACGCGGGACTGAAAAGGAGCATGCCATGAACAAAACAGTCACCGTCACGATCACCCGCCCGAACACCACGCCGACCTATACCGCTGGCGACGTCATCGGGCCAACCGCGGGCGCTTCGCACAAATTCGGCGTCGAGCAGTCCGGGAGCATCAAGGGCGCTATCCTGATCGACTCGGTGGCGCCGGCCACCAAGATCGAGGCGGATCTGTACCTTTTCGATTCCGATCCATCTGTAGCGGCCGACGACGCGGCGTTTGTTCCGACCGACGACCAGATGAAGGCCCTGGTGGGCGTGATCTCGTTCACGGCCGCCGCCTTCAAGATGGCATATATCGACACCAACGGGCACTGCCAGGTCACCGGCTTGGACATTGCGTACTTCGCGCCGGACCGCAAGCTCTACGGCGTTCTCGTGGCGCGCAACGGCTACGTGGCGGTCGCGAACTCGACGCTGACGATTCGCCTGACTGTGGACGACGGCGCGTGAGCGAAATCATCGTCAGCGACCGGATCGACGGCGGCGGGCACCGTCTCTCAGACGAACTCCTGCGCTCGCGGGTGCGCGGCTGGCTCGAGCGCAACGAGTCCCCAGGCATGGCGTTTTGGGTCGGCGCATATTCCGCGAGCGGCAAGTGGATCTTCTGCTCGTCGAACCACGACCGCTACCGGCCGACCGCAGAGCTGATGACCTACGCGCAGGACGTGTGCCGGCACCTCAACCGCCACGTCGCGGCCGATGGCGCCTGGCTCACCGGCTGGATCCGCGGCGGGAGGGAGTTTTACCTGCTGTGGAAGGACAAGGACGGCGACATCCAGATCCCGATCGAGGCGCAAAAGCCGTGGCTCGTCCTCCAGCGCTACACGCTCGATGACTGGGAAAAGCATGCCACCGCTGCGCTCGGGGTCTGGAGCGAAGTGCACAAGAACATGGATTACGGTCCGGGCCAGCAGGTGCATCGCGCCCGCGGCCAGCAACCAACTCAGGGGCACGGGAAATTCGTGCCTCCGACGGCGCTGTGAGAAATCACGGCACCTCTGCTGCAAGACCCGTCGCCGGGGTTTCGGGCGTATCGCGCGGGATGCGCGCGTGTTGGGCATCCAAAGCCGTCGCCGGGCATCGGGCGTTTCGGGACATCCAACCCAGTAAAAATAGGACGCAACCATGACGACCGCAACAACGCCAAACCAGGACGTCGCGAAAGCGGCAATCGACACGCAACAGACACCGGAGCTGAAGCCGGGCGAGGTGATGCCGGAGGTGGTGAACATCCCATCTGCGCCCAACGCCTTTGCCGCGGACGATGCTGCGCTGACTGAGATGCTGGCCGCACAGGCCAAAATCGACGCGGATGCGAAAGCCAAGCAGGAGACGGACGCGGCAGCGGGAACCACGCAACCGGCAGCAGGTCAGCCGGCGGCGGCAACACCGGCAGCAGCACCAGCAGGCCAGGACGCAGCAGCAGCAGCCTCGAAGAACACCGTGGAATCAGCGTTGATCGCTGTTCGCAGAAAAGCGAGCGCGCTCAATGCGGAGAACCTGGTGCTCAAGGGGCAGGTGCAGGCACTCAAAGGCATCGTCCAGCCAGTTGATGCGGCAGCGCCAGCGGATGGCGCGGCACCGGCAGCGGCAGAACCCAAGACATTCGAGGAAGCCTTCGCAGCGGTCGACGCGGAATACGCGAATATCGCCGAGAAGGTGGACAACGGGGAACTGTCGATGAAGGAGGCCGAAGCCAAACGCGCGGAACTCAGGGGGCGTGAACGTGCGCTCAACGAGGAACGCAGCTTGCAAATCGCCGATCAGGCGACGACGCAGGCGGCAACGTCGTCGAACGACCTTGGGCTGCAAGAGCATGTGCACAAGCTCGTCGAGGACTTTCCGGTGGTGAATCGCCTGACCAAAGAGCAGCTTCAACCGTTCGAGGATCTGGCCTACGAAAAGGCCAAGATGGCGGGGAATCCAATTCCCACCGGACCGATCGGAACGAAAAGGCTGCGCGAGGAAATGGCGGCTCTCGCCGAAGCGTTCTACGATCCAGCGGCAGCGGCTGCGCGAGCAGCCAAGAAACCTGGGGCAGTAGCAGCACCTGGCAGTGGCGGTCAAGCTCAACCTTCGGGCGGCGCACAGCCCGGCACTGGAACCACTCCTTCCGCGCAGCAGCGGGAAGCGAAGCTCCACGTCGCCGGAAACATGCCGCCGGACATTGGGAACATGGGGGCGCCAGCGTCGGGCGGAGAAATCACGGACGCTCAAGGGGCGGCGATAGTTGCCAACCTGAAAGACGACGACCTGATCCGCTGGCTCGATGCGAATCCGAAGTTCAGAGACAAACAACTGGCCGGCGTTTTGCGGCCTCGATAGCCAACCCCAAGGAGAAAAACTGAAATGCTTACCGACTTCGGGGCTCTGAGCGATCTTCAGAAGAAAATCTACTCGGCGCAGGTCACCAAGCAAGGCCGGGACGACAACTTCTGGATGTCCAATGGATTCATGGGTAGCTCAACCGATGACTCCTCAAAGCCCATCCACAAAGTCACGGAACTGACGAAAACCGAACGCGGGACGGAGGCAGTCCTCCCCCTCGTCGGCGACATCGGCGGTGGCGTGGCGAACGACAATCAGCTCGAAGGGGCGGAGCAACCCCTTATCACGGATGCGCAAACGATTCGCATCGACCAATGGCGCAACGGCGTTCGCTCGAAAGGGCGCATGTCGGAGCAGGCCACGGTCCTTCGTTTCCGCGTCCAGGCGAAGGACGCCCTCGCGTTCTGGCTGGCCGACACCATCGACGAAATGCTGTTCCTCTGCGCCGCCGGGCGCGCGTTCACCGTCAACACCGACGGCTCGACGCGCTCCGGATCGCAGATGCCGTCGCTGGCGTTTGCCGCAGATGTGGCGGCAGCTTCGACGAACCGGCTGATGTATGCCGGTGCGGCGACGTCGGAAGCCACGATCACGGCGTCCGACACGTTCACCTGGGATCTCGTGACCCAGGCGAAAGCCTTCGCCAAACGCAAGCGCATGCGCCCGATCCGCATGGGTGGGAAGTCCTACTACTGCCTGGTGCTATCCACCGAGCAGTGCCGGGACCTGGAAAAGACGAGCGACTACAAGACGCTCACTGCCCAGGCCCTCCCCCGCGGCATCGACAACCCCCTGTTCTCCAACGCGAAGAAAGTCATCAACGAGGTGGTGATCTACGACCACCAGAAGGTGTACAACACGCTCGGGCTCACGTCCGGGTCGCGGTGGGGTTCGGGCAGCACCATCCACGGTGCACAGGCGATGCTTTTGGGCGCGCAAGCGCTCGGTTATGCCGCTCTGGATGACGGCACCCCCGGAATGGACGAGTCGGATAACACCGACTACGGCAACCGGCCGGCGCTCGGCATCCATCGGATCATCGGCATGCTGAAGCCTCAGTTCAAGTCGAGGTACGATTCCAACAGTCGCGAGGACTACGGGATCGTCTCGATCAAGACTGCGGCGGCGGCGAGCTGAGGAGAATACGATGCCCACTCCCCGTTACCGTTATCGTTTTCAGCTTCAAGACCGCAGCCTTGGCGATTTCGCAGGCCCCCCGATCACGGGTGCCGGCGGCGTCGTGCGCGCGTGTGTCGCTGGATCGCCCCTTTGGGCGGCCCTCACCGACAAGAGCGGCGCGTCGATCACGAACCCGGTTTCCCTCACGAGGGGAAGCGCCGAGTTCTACTCGGTCGAGGCAGCACTGGACCTGTTCATCCAGTGCCCGGACGGCCAGTTCGTCGATCTGTGGTCGGTCGGCCCCGATGAGATGCACGAGGTTCCGGTCGATCGGAGCCGTCGGGATCAGGTGATGGTCATTCCGGTGCACATCACCAACTACGCGGCAGCGGTCGAAACCGCCACCGGGTTCACCGAGCCGTCGGAAGCGCTGTTTACTGCCGATGCAGTGTCGGTGAACGTGATCGCTCTGGATGCGACCGAAACCCTGGATGTCGGAACGGCCACGGCCGCGTCCGGCGACCCGGACGGTTTCATCTCGGCGATCGACATCGGCGCTGCACTCGGCGTCGTGAAGGACAACGGAGCCCTGTTCTCATCGGGCGCCGCGCACATCAGCACCAGCAAGAGCATTGTGGTCACCACCACGGCCGGCTCGGACACGCTCGTTTGCTACGTGTTCCTGCCGTACACCTTGGTCAAGGTGAACGCGCCGACCCTGAACTAAGGGGTGTTTTCGGCAAAGCTGTAAGCTGCAAGAATCCCGCCCCTTCGGGGGCGGGGTTTTCCACCAACCTGACGTGAGGGACGTGATGGAACCGACCAAAAACGAAGTGAAGGCCAAGCCGATGTACGTGGTGTTCGACTCCCTGCAACGTGGCGACAAGCCGCGCCGGCACGACGTCATCACCAAGTTCTACCCGAAAGACGAATCCGGCTACCAGCCGGAGCCCGAGACGATCGGCTACGACCTGTTCGGCGACCGCGGCACCGCGATGCCGATCGAGCATGCGCTCAAATTCCTGGTCGACCCGGCATTCAAGGTGTGCAAGCCCGATGGCACCCGCATCATGCCGGTCCCGAAAACCGACCTATCCAAGCCGATCACGAACCTGAAGGACGACGAAGTTGTCGTGAGCTACGGCGAGCTGTCGAAGGATGCCCTGTTCCGGCGCGTGAAGGTTCTGCCGGGCTCCGAGGACATCCGCGAGAACGCGAACCACATCGAACTGGTCGAGTTCATCGTCGCCTGGCGCAAGAGCCTGCGCGGCATGACGCAGGGCGACAAGGACCTGGCCGTCAAGATGGCCACCGGCGAACTGGGCGGTGGCATGACCGGCGACCAGCTCGACTCGATGTTCGGCGACAAGAAGATCGCGGCCTGACGAAAAGGGGATAGATCGTGGCACTCGAGAAGCGCTTCGACACCATCCTGGACCTGCGCGGGAACGCCGTTGAAGGCGCGACCGTCGAGGTCAGGGAGTATCCGGGCGGAGCGCTCGCCACGATCTATTCCGATTCCGGCGGCGTGACGCCGATCGAGAATCCGCAGTCGACCGACGAGAACGGGTACTTCGAGTATTACGCGGCAAACGGGCGATATTCCTGGGTCATCACGACGAACCTGTCGACCAGGACCGTCAACGACGTTCAACATTACGGGCACTGACAGGGAGATAGCACATGGACAGAATCCAACTTGCTGTCGATTCCTCGCCCGGATGGGTCGCGTTTATTTCAGGTGTATTTTCCTGGTTCTTTCAGGATGTGCCGATCGCCATGTTCGGGGTGCCGGCGTCCGTGGTGCTCGCCGGATTCGCAGGGGCGATGGCGATCATCTCTCTACTCCCGCCATTCGAGACGCGAAAGAAAATGTGGAGCACCGTCGCGATCTGTACGGCTGCGGCGGCGTATTTGACAAAGGTTGCTCTCAAGCTGAAGGGTTGGGACATGGAGTACGCGCTCGGTATGGCGTTCACTGTGGGTTTTGGGTTTCAGTGGGTGGGTCAGTTGCTTGTTCAGAACGGGGGAAAGCTCTTTGATGCCTTTCTTGCTCGCATTCGCGGAGGCCCCTAATGAACCTTGGAATCGAACTGCTTGACCTGTTTTGCATGATCTGCGGCGTCGTCATTGTCTACAAGAGCGCCCCCCACATCGAGATGATGCGCTGGCGCAGCAATCACATCATCCGGTTCGCCTACTGGTCGCTTTGCGTTGGAGGCGCCTCGATGTTCTGCTCCGGGTTCTCCAATGAGCCTTGGCTGCGCACTATAGGCTGGTCGATGGTTGTCGCCGGCACCGCGCTGCTTTCGATGTTCGACAAACGCCGCCCGGTCGGCATCGAGTACGATGAACAGCGCAGGGACGCCACCACCGTTATGCGCTCTGGCGGCCATGGTCCAGAGGGCCAGCAATGACCACGCTCGAGGCCGCGCAAGGCGATACCGCGCCGCTGCCCGTCAGGCGGCTGACGTCGCGCCAGATCGCCGAGAAGGTGCTGGAGAAGATCGGCGCCTTCACGATCAACGATAGCGGCGCCGACCCGGTGGCTACCGAGCGGGTGCTCGAGTGGATGGAGATCGAGATTGGGCACCTGTCAGGTGTGCACCGTCTCCAGTGGCTGATCCCCACCACGGTCGAGTTCGACCTCGAGGACGGCATCGCCGAGTACGTGCTCGCTGACGTGCTTGGGGACCAGTATCCTGCCCTTGGCATCGCCTACCCGATCGCGGCCTACGTCGGCACCGTCACGGATCCTGACGACGAGGATGAGGTGGTCAACTTCCGCGAAGTACCGATCGTGCGGCGCCTGACCTACGAGCAGCATTCCCAAAGGCAGGCATCGGGGGTGCCGGATGAAATCTACATCGACCGGCTGAACGAGAACAAAAACCTGTTCGTCTACCCGGTCCAGAACGAATCGGTCAACGTGCGCGTGCGCCTGCTGCTCCAGACCTATCCGCGCTCCGTGATGGGCCAGGGCGCAGAGGACACGGCCGGGGACGTTGCGCACGGCTTCCCGGTCGAGTGGCAGAAGTGGCTCATCATGGCGGGCGCCGCGGCCGTCGGTAACGGCCCGGTGCGCAGGCTCGATGCGAACACGCTCAAGGGGATTCAGGTCGAAGCCGGCCAGGCGCTCGTTGAGCTGATGGGCGCTCAGAACAGGGAGAAAATCACGCACAAGCTGCGGCGCACACGCCGCTACGGGGGACCATAGAAATGGCGCGCACTGCGATCAACAGGTTCGAGCTTGCCAACGCGCTCTACAAAAACGGGGTCGTGTCGTTCTACACGGTCGCCGCTGGCGTCAAGACCTCGGTGCTCGCCACGCTGTATGCCTCGCCAACGCCATCAAACACAGCGCAGCTCGCCAACCCTCAGAAGCTGGATTCCAGGGGCAAACTGAAGCAACCCGTCTACGCCGATGTCCCGGTGATCGCGACGATCGAGGGCGTTTCTGTTCCGACCCACGACACCGGGGTCATCAGCCCTGCGCCAATCTTTCGGGTAAACACGACCACCGGAGAACTCGAATACTCGTTCGATGGCGGAGTCTCATGGACATCGACAGGTAACCCGGCCGGGCAATTCCTGCCTGTTGCCGATGCGCAGAACACGGTAGACGCATCGAAGGGTGCGGGCCTGATTGGATTCACATACGCTCTCGGATACGCCGCAGGGACGATAGGGAAATGGCTGAAAGACCTTGCGACATCGGCCGGAGCATCGTTCATTGGGTATATCCAATCCGGCGCAGGAGCGGTGGCGAGGACTCTAACGCAGCGGATCCAATCGCTTCCGTTGCGCAATGACTTCACGCTTGCGAGCGATTGGCGTTCCGCTGTTGCAGACATTGCAGATCCTCAACTCTCCCAAGAGCAAATCGAAAACCTCCAAGACGATCTAGGTGCAATTTCGTCATCTGTTGGAACGGATTCATTAGGCATTCCATTTACAGATCCCAGTGCGATAGTCGCGCCGAACGTCACGAACTTAGCGGACCCGGACGTAACAGACTCGCAGCTTCCCGCGACGGCCGATCACCTGCACCGGGTCTACAACTCAGGCGGCGGGGCGTTGAACGCCCAGAGCCCATCCACGCTCGGCACGTTCGCGGTGACGAAAAAATATAACGTCACTGCAGGGACCGAATACACGGTCAGCCTGCATAACGCGCCAGTAGAGTTTTTACTTTATTTTGTCAGCGGCGGCGAATTCCTCTGCTTTTACAACACCGATGAAAGTCATCACTCAAACCTGACGGCTGCGCAGTTTACCCGCGCTGCAGATGCACGCTCGGCGGTGTTCACGGTCCCCGCAGGCGCCGAGCGCGTGGCGTTTAACCTGCGCAATTCCGTCTTGTTCAGCAATACCGATCCGATGACAGAAGAGGCGGTAGAGCAATGCCTGCTCAACGTCATGATAAACGAAGGTGCTACTGCGTTACCGTTTGCCCCATTTAATGATGGCACGCTCACTGCGACGTCAGACACCTTCGACCCAGAGCAAGAAAGTGTAATAGAGGTTGTGAAGCAGGGCGAGTTTTTCTACATTCGCGCAGATTGTCAGCTTTCAGAGGACAAGGACGTAGTGTGGCGAGTGCGCGTCAACCATGCGGCGAGCTACAACGCCGTCAATTCGAAGACCGGGATTGTCGATTTCTACGGCATCCGGTTCATCGACAAGGACGATGAAGCGACCGTGTCGGCGTTCAACCAATCCATGGACGTTCACAACGTCGGCATGGATGAGTCATGCCCGATCAAGCTCAATTCGATGTTCCTTGCCGGGACTCATGGCGTCATCGGCTATAAGGCGACGGCGGTTGCACACGGCAAGGCAAACGAGGATGTCGGCTCGATTTGGGACGATGGAATTGATGAATGGGTGCTTTACTACATAGATAGCGCGGATGCGGTGACGTTCGTCCGAAGGTATAGCGGAGCCTCGGATGAGTGGACTATCAGTACGCAAGACTTCGGCAGCGGCACGCTGACACACGTTTCTGGCGCGACCAATACGGGTGATGTGACCGTGACTGCATCGGCCCAGGCGCAGGTCATTCCCATTATTCGCGGCTACCTCGCCGAACTGCGTGTCGATGATGTGCCAATTTCGGATGATGGAACATACAAGGGTGAGCGCGTCACGCTCGGGGAAGTCTATTCGCTCCTTAACGCGGCGCTGCAACAGGATTACCTAATTGCCGAAGTTGGCGCGGCGTCGCCTGATCTAGACAATGCCGACATTGGCGAGCAGGTCAGGTTTTACTATGAATTCGAGTGGAACCTTTTCGGTGCGATGTCCATCAGGACCGCGCAGGGCGTGAAGGACAACTATCGCCGCGCTGCCAATATTGACTATTGGGGCGGGCTACAGTTGCAGCGGCTCTCCTTGGTTGGAGATGTCCCGTCAGGAATGCACGATGAAGTTCATCTGTATGTTCCTGAAATCGCCCCTGTTGACGGGTACGATTTAGAGGCGGTCGCGGACATAACATCGAATGCGGCGAATGTGGTGTTGCCGCGCACATCATGCGATGACCCTGATGATCCGGCCTCACATTTTTGCCTGATTGGCAAGGACAGCGGAGGCGTAACACTGTCTGGTCATCTATTCGGCTACAGCAGAGAAGAAGGCAATGGCGTTCCGGCTACGCGCGCCGCGAAAGTGGATACCGTGCTGCTGTTCAGTGCTGCTGAAAAAATGTATCCATTCGCCGTGGATGGCGCGGCAGGCGATGCCGCCGAGGGCGATGTGGAGTCAGTCACCGCGTTCCGCGCGCCGTTTATGCCCACCGATGCCGACCTGACCGTTCCGGGTGTCGTGGTCACGATGAGCGGGGAAACCTACGTCTACATCACGGCGCACCAGACTTTGACACAAAAATCGGTTGCGATTCCGGACAAATATACCGGGAAAGCGGTGACCACGGTCAAGGGTCATGCAAATGTCACGGTGCACAGCACTTTCGTATCTGCTGCGGCAATTATTATTTCTGTGTCGAGCGGGTATGGTGATGTTGTGCTGAGACTAGGCTAAAAGAGCATCGAGAACAGGGGGACATGAATGAGCGGGTTCCTGATCGCAGAATTCGACCTCTGGCGCGCCGGATACGCTGGCGCATCGGTCGCGATATACGACGCCGGCACCAACGATCTCGCTGACGTGTTCTCAGACGATGCGCTGACTGTGCCTGCGGCCAACCCTCAGACATTGCTGTCGCTGACATCGAATGGTGTCGCCTACGGCAAGTTCGCTGTACCTCTGTATGTGGCCGATGCCTACGAGATGATCGTGAATTCGACCGATCAAACTGGCGTCATGCGCCCGCCGCTCGTCACCCTTGAAGATGAGGACGCGAGCGGCGCTACTGTGCGCCCGTCAGGTGGTTCTGAGGATATTCCGCTCGAGGACTTAGCCGCTCGTCAGATCAACGTGCTGAATCAAGGTGAGTTTTTGCCGGTAACGGATCCGGATTCTTCCAGCTCCACGAACAATGCCACACTGGTAGAGGCTATTGGCATCGCTGCCGCAGCGGGCGGTGGAGAGGTGATTACGCCGGCCGGCACGTTCCTGGTGACGTCATTCACGGTCCCGGCTGGCGTCCTGGTGCGCGGTCAGGGGCGCGACGCAACAGTGCTGCAAAGCAGCCTTGGCGACAAGGTGGTAACCGCGGAAGGAAGTCGCGCTGGATTGGCCGATCTCACCTTGGATGGACTCGGGCTGTACGAGGATTCGGTCGGCTTCTACGCGCTCGCGCAAGACGAAACCCGCCTCGAGAACGTGCTCATCAAGAACTTTGAAACCGGCCTGCATTCTCAGGGCGGTGTGAGCGCCGGGTGGCGCAACCTGTCAATCGACAACTGCACCGATGGCGCGAAGCTGCATGGAGACGAGGACCTGTCGGATTCCGGTGACGGAGATGAATTCAGGCACAACCGCTGGTATGGCGGCATGGTCACCAACTGCGCCGGCATCGGCGTGGAGCTGAAATACGTCGACAAGAAGTGTTGGGACAACGCGATCTCCGTAGGATTCCAAGACAACACAGGCACGGCGCTCAAGATCGTCGGCGCGCGCGACACTCGCATGGATGGATCATGGTTCGACGGCAACGGCGTCGACATCGACATGGCGGACGGCGACGACGTAACTCTTGCGCACGAGAACACCGTGGTTGGCTTCACGATGCGCGGCGGCATTATTACCGGGGACATGAACTTCACCGGGAAGTGCCAGGACGTCTTGTTCGACAAGGTGAATCTGGAGAGCGGAACCTACACGCTCACCACGGTCGGAAACTCTATCGTTGCGCGCGACTGTCTGGAAGGCGCCGAAGTGGTGCTCGACGGGAACGACGCCACCCAGTTCCTGCGCTGCCGCACGACCCTCGGCGATTCCCCGACTTCCGTGGGCCTCACGACCGGATCGGCAGCGACCGAGGCATGGAGCTACGACCTGGCGCCAGGTGAGCGGGTGGTCCTGACAGCCGACGTCATCGCCAACGGCCGCAACGTCAACGATTACGCGGTCTACAAGATTTGCCAGGGTGTCCACCGGCCGGGCTCGACGCTGGCCTATGACGGGCAGACCGTCAACTTCACGCTCGGCGACATTCTCACGGGGGCGACGTCCGGCGCGACAGCGAGAATCATTGCGGACTCAGACAGCGGTGCGACAGGCACGTTGACCCTCCGTGACATCGACGGTGAATTCGTCGATGACGAGGACATCGAGGACGAGTCCGGCGGCATCGCGATCGCCAACGGGGTGCTCGCGCACCAGAACGCGGTCCTGCTTGGCTCGATCACCTCACTGGTTACGGCCGTGGAGTCTGACGCGACGTTCGCCGCTATCTTCGGTGTGACCGCCGGCAAGGCTCGGGTCCTCGTGACCGGAGCGAGCGCGAAGGAAGTCGAATGGGCGGTGGCCGTACAAGTCACGAGCGGGTAGCCGATGGCTGGCTCGTGGAAGAACATCGCCCTAAACTCGAAACTTTTCCTCAACGTCAAGGAAACCGCGCTTAGGAAGGGCGCGGCTGCGGCCGAGAACCTGTTCTTCAATGAAGCTGGCGGCCAGTCGCGCTTTCCTGGGCTCAGGTCGTTCGTTGCTCTGGCAGGTCAAGCGCCGACCTACCTGTGGGAGTGGGAAGGCGACCTGGTAGCTGTCAGCAATTCACGCATCTACAGGATCGACCGCGCTGGCAACAAGACGGACGTGACCGGGGTTCCGCTCTCTGGCCAAGGACGGGCGATGTTCGACAAGACGGAAACCGAACTGCTAATGGCGCAGGGCGGCCAGATCCTGCGCTTGGGCGGGAACAAGACCGAGGTGCTGTCAGACGATGCTCCATTGAGCACCCACGTTGGATTCATCGACGGCTATGTGCTCGCGATCGAGCTGAACACTGGTCGCTTCCAGCATTCAGACCTTGACGCGCACCGGGTATGGGAACCGCTCGATACATTCGCCGCGTCAGGAAAGCCGGACAACCTGAACGCCATGCTCATCACGCCGTACCGGGAAATAATGATGACGGGCGTGGACTCGGTTGAGCAGTTCGAGCGCCTGACGCAAGGCTCCACACCGTTCTTCAGGAGGTGGGCCACCGGCGAGGGCGTCTATGCGCCCTACACGCTGGTCGCCGCGGACCAGGGCGTGTTCGGTCTGAACGCAGAGCGCGAGTACGTCCGTTTCACAGGGCAGACCTCGGAGCCTAAATCAGACGACATCGGCATGTCGCTCGAGACGATCGACGACTGGACGCTTGCGTGGGCACAGTCTATGAACCTGCTCGGGCAGAAATTCATCGTGCTCCAGGCTCCGTTCGCAACCAACGTCTACGGCACCAAGGGCGTCACCTTCCTGCACGACTACCGGCAAAAGCGCTGGTACAGCCTGTACGGGTGGGATACGCGCGCAGCAGTCCCCGCGCGCTGGCCAGGATGGTCCTACTACAAACTGTGGGGACGCCATTTCGTTGGTGGAAATGGAAAGGTCCTGGAACTCACCGAGGACACCTACCAGAATGACGGTGTGCAACAGCGCATGCTAGGGCGCACTGGGCACCTCGACGAATGGGGCGAGTGCCGCGTCGACAATGTGCGGATCCGCCTGAAGCGCGGTGAAGCGAAATCAGACGGCGAGGCCGCGAAATTCGGGCTGCGGTGCCTGAGAGACAACAAGCACTGGACCAGGTGGATCTGGAAATCTCTCGGCGAATCAGGCGAGACGACCATGAGCCTTGAATTCGGCCCGATCGGATTCGGTCACACATTCCAGTTCGAGTGGCAGGTGACCGATAACGTGCCGATCGAGATTGTTTCAATGCAAGCGCAGGTTGGGGGCGCAGAGCAAAGCTGATGGCAACACCGCAGCAAATTGTATTCGAGCACCCGCCAAGACTGACAGGCGATCCAGCGCGCGACAACGCGATAGTGATCGACTACCTGTGGAAATACTTCAATGCGTCGATCACCAATGGCGGCCTGTTGCAGACCTCCAGCCTTTCTACGGCGCTTCAGGACCAGTTTCCGACATTGCATGCGCTCGGGGTATTGCCGGGCACTGGGGCGAATCTTCTTCCGTACTTCACCGGAGAATCGGAATGGGCGCTCACGGCGTTCACTGACGATGCGCGCCAGTTCGTATCTAAGGACAGCGTAGCCGACATGGTTGCGTTCCTCGGGGTGTCGACGCTGACCATCGAGGAAATACAGGACATGATCGGTGGAGGCACGTTCATCCAGAACGGCACCGGAATCGCCTGGACCTACGACGACGGCGCGAACACGTTTACCGCGAATGTCTCGATCACCCAGTACACCGACGAGATGGCGCAGGACGCTGTTGGCGGAATGGTGGATACCACCCTCGTCTACGTCGATGGTACTCCACTCCTGACTCGTGCCGCGCTTACCGGGGAAGTGACAGCAGCCCAAGGAAGCAATGCCACCACGGTCGCTGCATCGCATTCAGGGTCCACGCATGCCGCGGTGCAGGCTGCGGCGGAGGCGACGGCAGCCGCGGCGCTGGCCGGGCATGTCGCTGCCGCAGATCCGCATGTCGTCTACCTGCTTGCGGATGGAACGCGGGGCTTGAGCGCCAACTGGGACGCAGGCAGTTTCGAGATTCGAGCGCAGACGTTCCAAAGCGATGTGGCTACAGGAACGGCGCCCATCATCGTCGCGAGCACCACCAAGGTCGCAAATCTGAACGCCGATTTACTGGATGACCAGTCAGGCGCGTTCTATCTGGACTCTGCCAATTTCACCGGCGCGAACTGGACCGACCTGACGGACGGCGGCGATACGACGTTGCACACGCACACCAATATCACCGGGAATGCGGCGACGGTAACGGTAGCAGATGCTGGTGCGGACACGACGACCTGGCCTCTTTTGGCCGTCAATCAGACCGGCAGCGAGTCTCCGCGCACCGATGCTGGCCTCACGTATAACGCGAGTGCGAACGCACTCACCACGACCACATTCATCGGCGCTCTCACTGGCAATGTGACCGGGAACGTCTCTGGAACAGCCGACACGGTGACGAACGCAACCCAAGCCGCAATTACCTCGGCCGCGAACTTGGCGACGGTGGGCACGATCACGAGCGGCACCTGGGACGGGACCGACGTAGCTGTGACGGCCGGCGGCACCGGCCGATCAACCAGCACCACCGCCTACGGGCTGATCGCGGCCGGCACCACGGCCACGGGGGCGCACCAGACGCTTGCAGCGGGCGCGACCACCGAGATCCTGGTGGGCGGCGGCGCCTCGGCGCTGCCGGTATGGACGACAGCGACGGGTACTGGCGCACCAGCAAGAGCTGGAAGCCCGACCTTTACCGGAACAGTGAACGTCGCAGCCCTGACGGCTTCCTCTACGGTCACGCTCTCTGGTACGGCTGCGAACATCGCCACGGGCTCGAATTTCATCAGCACCGGCGGTACGGATGCTGGCCTATCGTTCGACGGATCGAACAACGCGACTCTCTCGGGTGATTTGGCCGTAAATGGTGGCGATCTCACCACGTCACAAACCACTTTCAATCTACTCAACGCTACCGCGACCACGATCAATTTCGGGTCGGCCGCGACGGTAATGAGAATTGGCGCCGCCGGCATGCGCTTGGGCCTCGGCGCAGCATCCGTTGACTACATCCGCACCTACCTCGGGGGCAGCTTCACGTCAGGCGGCGCGTCGACTTTCACGAATTTACTGCAAGTTGATGGGGCTCTGACCGCCGCCACCGGGGATACGTCGCATCAGTCAACGGTGAATATTGCGCCGGCCGGAATTCTGACTGGCGGCGGCGGTGAGGTTATCGCTGCGATTGCAACGCTCAGGCTTCAGGAACCTATCATCACTCTGAATGGCGGTGATACGGCCACGCGCGCCTCGACCCTTCATATCGTCGGCGCGCCCTCGGAGGGCGTGAACAATCACGCGATCTACGTTGCCGGCGGCAATACGACCGTGCAGGACCTGAGTTCCGACAGCACCACGGATGCGAGCTCGACTACCACGGGCGCGATCCAGACTGACGGTGGCATTGGGCTTGCTAAGGCGATTTTTGTTGGCACCACCCTCACGACGGTCGGCACGGCCTACATCGGCGACACGACGAACGCCGACATCACCCTCGGCCTGACCATCAACCAGGGCGCGAACGACAACCAGATCCTGGCGCTGAAATCTAGCGACGTGGCGCACGGCCGGACCACTCTCGCCGAGACGGACACCTACGGGTCCTTCGCAAAGAGCGGTGCGACGGCTGGCGGCCTGACCATCACCGGGTACTCTGACACCGATGCGACCACCGGGAACTCGTCCCTCGTGCTCAACGGCTACACGGCGGACACCGCCCTCGACACGACCAAATCGACCGCCGGCCTTGGCGCAGTGGTCATCGCGGGGGCGATCTCGGACGGCGGCACCTCTGTCACCACGGCCGGCGCCAACCAGAACCTGCTGGTGATCCGGTCCTTCGCCACCACCCGGTTCATCCTCGATGCGGACGGGGACTCCCACCAGGACGTGGGCACGGCCTGGACGAACTTCGACCACCTGGACGATGCTGACACCCTGAACGCCCTGGCCTACAACGTGGCGCGGGACGACGATCCGATCAAGCGCAAATTCGGGAGCTGGATGAATGACAAGCGCGCCTTGCTGACAAAGCATAAACTGGTGTCCTTTAACGACGACGAGCACCCTTTCGTCAATATGTCGAAACTGGCCATGCTGAACACGGGCGCGATCCGCCAGCTCGCCGATGACCGGGATGAAATCCGCGTCGAGATCCTGCGCTTGAAAGAAAAACTAAATCAACTGGAGGCGAGATGATTAAGGCGAAGGTGTCCGAAGTGGTGTCGGCGTTCCAAGCGTTCAGCAGAATTTTCGAGGAGACGAAGCTCGATTCCAAAGCGACCTGGCGCGTCTCGCGCCTGCTCGGCAAGCTCAAGCAGGTGTGCTCCGACCACGAGCGCAGCGTGAAGAAGCTCTACCGCGATGCGGGCGCCACGATCTCGGGGACGGGCGCGGTGATGATGGATGGTGTGCGCCAGCAGCAGCCGGACGAAAAGCCGGAGGAGTACGAAAAGCGGCGCAACGAAAACCGCGACAAGATCAACAATCTCTCCGACGAGGTGGACAAGCTCGGGGACAACGTGGTCGACATCGACTACGACCCGATCTCGATCACGCTCCTGCCCACCGAGCGCAAGAACGACAAGGGCGAGAAGATCCCGGTCGAGTACCGGGCCACCGATTTCGCGAATTGCGGCCCGTTCATCGTCGAGAAAGAAAAGGAATAAGGAGCCCACATGGCCAACGAGAACACTTTCGACAACACGAGCCTGCGTTCCCCGCGGTACTCCGGTCGGCGAGCGCTCAACTTCCTTGGCCGTGGCGTGGGCGATCCAGTCATCGCGCCCAACGACGGCACCGCTGCGGCACCGCCGATCGCGGCCTTCACCGCGCCGCCGGTTGCCGCGTTGCCCGGCGGTGGAGCTGGCGGCGGGGAAGCGCCTCCGGGGATCGCGGTCGACACGCAGGACCCGGCGCCCGTGTTCTCGATCGACCCGAACACCGGCCAGCCGCCAGCCCCACCCCCAGGCTCTGTTGCCGGAACGGATGCCGACCCGGAAGGTCCGGGGCCGAGCAATGCCACTGGCAACCCCGGCGGCCCTCCGGGTGCCGACACTGGAAGCGTTGCCGGAACGGCGGCCGATGCCGAAGGTCCCGGCCCGAGCGATGCGACCGGGAACCCTGGCGCGGCTCCGGGTGCAGCGGACGCTGGTGCCGACGCTGGCGCGGGCGCAGGTGGGGACGCAGGTGGCTCGGCTTGCTTTATCACCGAGGCGGTGATGGCGGCCGGCGGCCAGAACGACCAAGCCCCCGAGCTGGAGGCGCTTCGCCAGTTCCGCGACCAGGCGATGATGTCGAACCCGGTCGGCCAGGCCATGGTCGCCGAGTACGAGGCGATCGCGCCCATCGTGGTGGA